GTGCTCGAGGCCACGCAGGCAGGCCTCCTTGGAGATCTCCTCATCGCTCGGAAACAGCGACCACTTGATCTCGTGCACGTCGAACTCGAGAACGCCGATGTCATCGGCCATCATCCACAGGCCGATAAACAGGAGACGCTCGAAGTGGGTGAGCTGGCCGACCTTCTCGTCGCGCCAGAACTTGTCGGAAATCATGCGCTTGCGCATGGGCTCCCTCAGCATGAAATTCACCCTCCTGCGATGAGTGTGTGAAACTGCCCGGGTTCAATGCTGCTTCGGATTTAAAGCGCACAGCCTGGAACAAATGGCGCGTCGGCGGCGCAGAGTCCTTGGGAGATCCGAGAGGGCTGACTGCTGGTGTCGATCAGTCGAGCGAACAGGTTGTGCTGTTAAACCAGTTGGTTCTACTCCGGACACCAGAGCCTGTCAAGAGGCAATTCTAAGGCCATTCCATGCGGGTCTGGTGAAAACACCAGCGCTTTACCCGCATCAATACTGGCTAAAAATCTCCACAACCCTGCTTTTCCCATTGACACAAAACCCAACGTTCGGTTAAATTTGACATGCGGTTTTTACCGCAAGGAGCACGGCAATGATGGTCAGCTACAACAAGTCGCTAAGCGAATTCAAGCTGCGGCAGTTCACCTGCGCCGATGGTCACGTGATTCAGGACATCCTGGTCAAGGGCGGCAAGACGGGGCGCATGGTGCACGTCGCTACCTCCGGCTCTTCGTGCTTGGGTTGTGGTCACTGGTGCAAGCATGTGGTCGACCACTGGAAGCTGACGGTGGCCCAGGCGGACCGCATGGAGCGCTGCGAGAAATGCTTTGGCGGGTTCGGTAAATAGCCTCAGCGTCACAACAACTTTGTACGTACAACTCAAACTCAAAAGGAGCACGGCCATGATGGGAACTCAACAGCAGAAAACGCAGATCGAAAAAGCCTCGGCGGAATTCCCCGCCACCTTCGCACTTCGCAGCTGTCCCAACGAAACCTTCCGCATCTCGCCCTATTCGTCCTACGTGAATGATTCCGGGGTGGTCATGCTCTACACCGAAATTCTCAAGGACGGCAACTGGCTGAGCTACTGCAAGGGCAGCCCCAGCGAGCTGCGCAGCGCCGTGCTGCCCTTCAGGGCACCGGCGAAGGTGTACTGCGAATGCAAAGCAGTTCATGGCGGTAATAAGCATGCTCGCACTCTGCAGTGTGATCCGGCAGCGCCAGCCAAGAACACGATGTGCCGATATTGCCGAGGCAAGGGCGAAGTGGATGGCCACACCTGTCCCGAGTGTCAGGGGCCGGGAGTGGTTTCCCCCGCACCGGCGAAGGCGAAGGCGAAGAAGGCGCGGCGCTTCGTAGTGGTCGAGATCGTGGCCACCAAAGGGCAGGAGCTGATGACCATGGCCGCCTTCGTGAGCAAGTACGGCAAGCGAATGGCGGAGCAGATTCTCTCCGGCTTCATCGGCGACACGCTGGCCTTCCGCACCGTGGGCTGCGGCTGCGGTGAGGGCAACGACCTGAACCTGGGACACTCGGAGGGCTGCGAGTTGCGGGCCCTGCAGACGCGCCACGACAAGCCGGGACGGGCTTCCGACGCCGCCCATCAGCAGGCGCGGGTGGTCAGCGGCAAGCGCAACGACACGCGCATCCGGGTGCGCCTGACCGATGCCGATGGCGCGGTCTACATCTGGAGAGTGTGGCGCGACGCCGCCCAGAACGGCTGGAGCTTCGAGGATCACGACGGCTGCGAACGCTTCGCCGAGGGCGACTGGAACGCGCTGGTCGAGAAGTTCCGGCTGGTCGCCTCGAACTACGGCTTCTACACCAATCTCAGCTAAGGAGCACAGCCATGACGAAAAAAATCACTCGCCGCCAACGATCCATCTACATCAACAAGCTGCTCCGGGTTCGCGACTACATCACCGCGACTCAGGGCTTCAGCCCCAACGCATGCGCCGTGACCGACGTGTTGCGTCAGGCTCAACGCGAACTCGAACATCTGGTTTACCAAGCCTGCTATCAGCGCTAGGGCTGCAACGTTGACCGGCTGCCCTCGCAGCCGGTGATCGATGCAACTCGCATCAGGAGCACAGCACATGGAAAAAATGGAACAGCCACTCGAGGTTCTGAAGTTCTCCCGCATGGGATTCAACGCTGCCAAGGAAACCCGCGAAGCCATGGAGCGCGTGGCGGCGCACGCGCATCGCGCCAAGGGATCATTTCACCGGGGCGTCCGCCATCCCATGTCAGAGAAGTCCGCGAAATCACTGGTCGCGGTCGGGCAGCAGCTGGATCGCCTGATGACCGCGCTGAGCGAGGCCTCGATGGATCTCACTACCGACTTTCTCCACTACCAGAAACGCATCCGCGAAGCCGAAGCCGCGCTGGAGGTGAAACAGTGAAAGCCTTCAAGCGCTATTCCGCCGCCAAGCAGTTCGCCGAGGGTCAGCCCATGCTGCGCCTCGGCAGCGGCAACAAGAACATCTTGTACATCGCCGGTCTTGACGCCATCGACGAGATCACTCTCATCGCCGCCGATGGCCGCATCACCGGCCATATCACCCTGCAGCATCTCGACCGGCTGGGCAACGCCAACTGGGCGCAATCCGGCGGCACGGGCAAGGACTACGCCTTCGGTCGCGCCTTCAGGCCGGATGCGAAATAAGTCACCACAACTTTGTACATACAAAAAAGGAGCACAGCATGACTGACAAAAAGAAGCAAGATCCTAACGCCAACGACGGCGTGTACTTCAACGAAGCCTGCCTGGCCTACGCCCACCGCCACAGCGCGGACGGTGACAGCCGGGTTTCCGAACTGCCTTTGGAGCGGCAACTGGAAATCTTGCGCGATGCCATCACCCTGAAGGACGCGGATCGCATCTCCCGCGAAGCGGGTACGTACTGCGCCGCCAGCAACCAAGAGGCGGACACGCCGGAAGCGATTCTGGAAGCTATTCACCAGTGGCGGCCTGACCTCGCGCCGTCTCTCGACAAGCGCGTGGAAGTGTTGAAGCGCAGGCACGGCATTGCGGAGGTCAAGGGGCCTGGGGTAGGCAAGTCCGCGCATCGCTACGGCAACCTGACCACAGCCTGGCAGGCCTGCTGGCTGCAGGGCTTCCCTGATGGCTCTCCGGCGGCGGTCACCCGCTACTACCGCCTGTTTGAAGGCACGCTCGAAATGTGCCCCATGATCGGCCCCATCGGACAGGAAGTGCCCGACTCTGAATCCTCCTGCAGTGTCGACTGGGACCGGATCTCGGAGCGTGAAGTCCAGGAGTGCGAGCAGATCGCCGAGCAGCTGGCCAAGGGGGCGCAGGCATGACCGGCCAGTGTTACTTCTGCGCTGCAGGCGAGCATCATGAGTGCTACTCGCTCGCCTGCACCTGCTGCGGCGAGCGCAACCGTGAGCAGCAGGCCGAGGTGAACGCGCTGGAGATCGAGATCCGCCAGCTGCTCCGAAAACTGGAAAGGAAGATGCGCCATGCCTGAAGCCAAACTCAAACCTCGCGCTGTCGGCCTGCGACCGCGCTGCCTGTTCTGCAACAAGGAACTCCGTCCCAACTACGGCTACGACGTTCCGCGCCCCATTTTCTGCGGTGAGGACTCGCACCAGCGCAGCGCACAATTCAAACGCGAGCACAAGATCTTCAAGGGCACCTATGGCGGCTACGGCGACAACCTGTTCTGCGGGTTGAACTGCGGCTACCAGTGGGCCCGCAGCAATTTCAACCATTTCATCCGAGGAGCACGCTAATGCACAAACTCTACATCGACCTGGCGGACCAGGGCGAAGACTTCAACCGTTGGTGCCGTCAGCGCGGCGTCAGCTTCCAGGGCAACGAATTCCGGGGCAATAGGGAAGCGCTGGCGGAGCTGATCACCTGCTGGTGCACCAGCGGCGACGCCGCTATCGATCAACAACTGCTGGACGAGATCGTCGAGATCGAGATCCCACAGTCGCGCAAGAAGGCCTCGGGCCGCGCTGTGCTGCCGTCTAAGCGCAAGAAAGGTGGCCGGGCATGATGTGTCCTCACTGTGGTGGCACCCTCACCCGCAAGCAGCTGGCTGGCATGCTGGGCTCGATCCGCTCCGAACTCAAGGCCAAGACCGCCGCGCAGAATGGTCGGCTGGGTGGCAGGCCAAGAAAAAAACGCAAGCGCTCTTGACAGCCTGAGGTTTCCCTCTGCATACTGCTGGCGAATCACTTTCACTTTGGTTCGCCAGCAGAACAGAGGTGTTCTCCCCTTGACCCACCGCCTCTCGCCTCCGCAAGAAAGAGTTCTCTTCGCCGTCTTCCACTCCCGGACTGTGGATGCCAGCGACTATCGCATGTTTCGCGTGCTCATCCGCTCCGGCTATCTGCGCTCCTCCGACATCACCGAGTGGAAGCTCACCGCCAAAGGCCGCGAGTACTGCGAGGAATATCAGCTGGAGGTCGAGCCGTGATTCCCAAGTTCCGGAAAAAGTTCCGCCGCTTCGTCACCAAGGAGGAACATGACCACATTGCTTGAACTGCTCACCCGTCAGAAACTCGAACCCACCACACCCGCTCAACCGCTCGCCGCCGCTCTCATCAAACTCGACATCGAACCTTTCAACGCGGTCACCGTGCGCGACTACAAGCAAGCCAAACGCGACCAGCTAGTCGCGTCCGAAAGCCAGAGGCTGGCCGACTGCGGCTGGTCGACCGACATCGGCGGCGCTGACAACTACGGCGACGACGTACGCAACGATTTGGGCCCGCGCTGGAAAGATGACGATTGCTACCTGTTCCGCTGCCGGGATTTTCGCAGCCCGCTGTGCTTCGCCTACGGCTGGCATCGCGACATCTTTGCCTTCGCACCCGCGAGCCTGGTTCCGGCCTACGTGCAACGCAAGGCGATGCAGATCGCGCACGAAGTTCCCGGCGTGATTTTCCAGACTGACACACTGGAATCACGCTCGGCCAGCTATGACCCATTCCTCATTGCCAAGCTGGGCAGCGAGGAGTACTACTTCGAATGTTGGGATGAAACATTCGCCTAGGAAGTGGGGGAGAGTCGGCTAGCTCTCCCCATTTTTTCAATCTGCAACCGTGGAGAGTTTCGCAGGAGCGCTCCCGTCTTTCTGAAGAAGGAGAACTCATGCCCACGCTCAGGATCTTCGCCCTCGCTCTCATGGCTTCGCTGCTCACCTTCGCTCCCGCCTGCCGCCGCTCTACCTCCGCCATCTCCCTGGCCGTGGTGCCGCAGACCGGGGCTGCGCCTCTGGCCGTGACGCTGACCGCGACCTGCACCGGCTGCGTCGCCTACGCGTGGGATTTTGGCGATGGCACGCACAACACAGTTCCCGGCGCAGTGCAGCAGCACACCTACGCGCAGGCGGGCGAATTCGATGCCGCAGTCGCAGCCTCGGACGGGCAAGGACACAGCGCCAATGCCGACATCATTGTCAAGGTCACGGCAGCTGCGGCAGCAGGCAACGAATACTGCGGACCCGGCAATGTGTGGCTGGGCGCGAAAACGGATGGCCCGGCAAACCTGCCCATCCGCTGCTTCAACACAGCGCTGGCCTCGACTCCCTCACCCGGTGGCGGCATCAGCGTGGGCGCAGGCAATCTCCAAAACCTGCAGGCCGCCTATGACGGGGCGCAGTGCGGGCAGACCATCTACGTCCCCAAAGGCAGTGTGTGGGGCACCGTCAAGGCGCTCAACTTCGCGCCCAAGAACTGCGACGACGGGCACTGGATCACCATTCGCTCCACCAGCACGGCCTTGCCGCCGGAAGGCACGCGGGTCACACCTGCCGATGCGCCGGAAATGTTTCGCGTGAATGTTTTCGGCAGCAGTGCCATGAACGTCGGCGACCACATCCGCTTCATCGGGATGGAGGTCGCGAAGGGCAGCACCGTGCCCACGGTGAATTTCGCGCAGCTCACCGACACCAACCATGTCGTATTTGACAGAGTTTTTATGCACGGCAACCCGGGCCAAGAATCGCGGCGCGGCATCCAGCTGCACAACGCCACCAGCTACGTGGGCGTGGTCGATTCCTGGTTCAGCGAATTTCACTGCATTGCTGTGACGGGCGCATGCGTCGACGCGCAGGCCATTGCGGGCGGAGCTGGGGCTAACACCGCGCAGGCCGGAGTGTGGGCGATCAAGAACAATTTTCTGGAAGGGGCCGCCGAGACCATTCTCTTCGGCGGAAGCGTCGGCGATGGCTGTCCCTACGACATCGAGATCCGCCGCAACCACATGTACAAGCCCGCCACCTGGAACCCCAGTGACCCGGGCTACGTCAAACCGACCTACGTGGTCAAAAATCTTTTCGAACTGAAGACGGGCTGCAGGATTTTGTTCGAAGGCAACGTGCTCGAAAACAACTGGGGCGGATTCAGCCAAGTCGGCTTCGGGCTGGTGATCGGTCCAAAAAATCAGGATGGAGTTCCGCCCAATCAGTGTCCGCTGTGCTCGATCACTGATCTCACCATGCGCTACAACCTCATGGTGCACTCCGGCGTTGGTCTGAACCTGTTCAATTCGCCTAACGATTCCGGTCTGTGGTCTTCCGGTGGCGGGCGCATCAGCATGCACGACCTGATCTTCGACGGGATGCAATATCTGACCTGCTATGCCTGCCAAGGCGGCAGCCTCAACGGATTCTCGAACTATTACTCGACCACCAATCCGCCTCACAACGAAATTTTTCACGACATCCTGCTCGACCATTTCACCCTGATCGCCAATCAGTTTCTGGGCACCGGGCGCTACCAGCAACACTCCCTGCTGCAGATGAACGGACCTCCGCCGGGAAATCCGACCAAGACTCCGCAGATGTCCAACATCAAACTCACCAACTGGATCGCCGCTGCAGGCGAGAATGGTGCCTATCCCACGGGCGGGGATTCAACCCAGAACTGCTCCAACATCAAAGGCGATCTGCGCCCTATTTCGAAATTTGCGAACTGCTGGATCGGCGACAGTCTGATGTCGGGAAATCTGCTGGTCGGCTATCACGGCGTGAGCCTGCCTTCGACTTCGTGGCCTCCGGGAAATTTCACGGTCACCGACTGGTCAACCGTGGGCTTCGTGAATTACAACAATGGCGACGGCGGCGACTATCACCTCGCACCCACCAGTCCGTTCCGGGGCAAGGCGCTCGATGGCAAAGATCCCGGGGCCGACGTCGATGCCGTCAACCTCTACACCCAAGGCGTGCGCTCCACGGTCACGCAAGCGAGCAGGAAAAAATGAACTGGGCGAAGGCGGAAATCTACTGGCGTTTGTTTTTCGATGTCACCATCGGCATTCTGCTGGTGGTGAATTTCGTGAACGGCTTCCGCCTGCGCCGCCGCTACCTGGAGGTGCAGCGCTTCTCCCGCGATAAAGCCCCGATGCTGGTGAATGCGCTGGAGTCGATGGCCGCCGCCGCTTGCCCGCTGTGTGCCATCGCGACCGGCAAGGTCACCCACAGCGAAGCCGGTGATCCCCCATTTCTCGTGGAGGCGGAAAATGATGGAGGCCACGTACTTCACGGCCAGGGCGGCGATAGCTCCGCTGTTTGCCTCGCCGCCTCCATCCACAAAGACATCCGCAGCCTCATTACGGAGTCGATCAGCGAGTCCAAGAATTTGAAAGGAGCGGCACAATGACGGAGAACGTGAAGCAGACCAACTGGGTGTACAAACTGATGGAAGAGATCGAGAGCTTCGATGGCGAAATGTTTCCGCCTTCGGAGCCGGTGGCCAAGAACGAGAAAGTGGTCGGCACCTGCTCCGACTACATGCGCAAGCTGTACTCGCTGGCCCGTTACCACCACCGCGAAATGAAGCAGGCGGCGCTGGAGATCGAGTTCTCTTCCAAGAGCGAAGAGCACGCTCCCTTCGAGGCCAAGGTGGATCAGGCCAACGACAAGAACGAGATCCTGATGCAGATGTTCTGGGCGAGCGGGCAGGAGCTGTTCGGCTGCTGGGGCATCGATGGCAAGGTGGGCGTGCGCAAGGACTGGCAGTTCGTGATCGCTCCCAAAGACGACGAGAAGGCCAGTCTGCTGAGGTTCCTGAAAGGAATATCAGGCCAATGAACAAGCTCTATGGCGATGGACCGAACGGCAAGGTCATGCTCTGCATTCTGGAGCCGGGCAACATCAACCGCCTCACCAAACTCAACCAGCCCATCACCATCGACCTCAACGCGGGCCCGTGGAAGCACGGGTTGCCCGCCAAGCTGCAGGTGGTGATCAGCTATTCCGACACGCCGGTGGCGGATGCGCGGCAGATCTCGAAGCTGATCGGCATCGACAACGTGCAGGACGAACGCGCTCCCATTACCGAGAAGATCCAGCCCCACTGCTACGAATGCAAGTCGACCATCGAGCAGCTGGGGGTGTGGCGCAGCGACACGTCGCCGCTGTGGATCACCTTCTGCGCGGTGTGCGGCTGCGTCTTCGGGGTGTCCAAGCCCATCGAGGAGCTGAAGAAGGAGAAGCCCGATGCCGCATGATCCCTTCAAGTACGAAGTGCGCAATCCGGAAGCGGAGAAAACACTCAAGAACCTCGGGCGACTGCTCAAGGAAACCATGCCGCCCGGCTACGGCTTCACCCTGATGATGTTTGGCTACAAGAACGATGAAATGTTCTACATGAGCAGCGCGGAGCGCGAGGACATGATCAAGGTGATGCGCGAATTCATCGAGAAGTTCGGAGCGAACTGACATGAAATTTCGCGGCTTCTACGCCCTTGGAAAGTGTCCGCGTTGCAAGGAGAATGCGCTCACTGTTTATCGCTACGAGAGTGCCGGGCGCGTCGACCTTGCCATCGAGTGTTCCTGCTGCGAGATTGAACCCCAGATCAACGGCATCTCGAACCAGCACGCGCTATGCGTGACCTATTTCAAAAAGCCGCAGCCCGGGGAAGGAGGATCGCACGAGATCGCCGCCGGGTTTTTGGAAGTGGGGCTGACCGCGCAACACGAGGTGGTCATCAACCATCCCGATCTGAAGCCCGACCAGGAAGGGTGCGGGCACATTGTTTTCTCTGCCGAGCAGGCGCTCGATCTGGCGCATCTGCTGATCAAGAAGGCAGGCGAGAGCCACGAACTGCGAGGAGGGGTTCGAATTAACTGAAAGGAGCACCCAATGAAACTACTTCTCGTTTTCGCACTGCTCGCCGCATCTCTGGCGGCGCAGCAAGCGCCCCTCGAAACCAACGTCAAAGGCGCACACTCCATCGCGCTCAGCTGCACCGCTTCGCCCAGCACCGGGGTGACCGGCTACAACTTTTATCGGGGCACGGCGTCGGGTGCCGAAAGCTCCACTCCGCTCAACGCTGCGCCGATGACGGCATGCGCTTACACCGACACCACGGCGGCGGCGTCGACGACCTACTTCTATGTGAGCAAAGCTTTCTGCAATACCTGCTCACCCAGCCTGTCGGCTGCTTCGAATGAGGCCAGCGGCACTACCCAGGTAGATCCGCAGCCCCTGCCGCCGACCGGCCTGACGGTGGGCACGATCACCGCTCACAACGTGCCCCTGCACTGGGTTGCGCCTCCCACCCAGCTGAGCTACACGGTGATCGCCTACGCCATCTATCGCGGCACGCAGCCCACGCTGCCGGGCCCGGCGATCCTGCGGATCGTGCCCGCCAACACTCAGAACTACGCCGACACCACTTGCTCCCACACGTGCTATTACGAGGTGAAGAGCTACAACATCAAGAGCGGATTGAGCTACGCCTACAGCCCACCCAGCAACATCGTCTCGGCAGTGCAGACGCGGAGGAGGAACCCATGAGAAAAGCTCTCATCGCCGTCCTCGTCTTTTTTTCTTCGAGCCTGATGGCGCAAGAGGTGGGAGCGAGGGCGCTGAGCGCACACACGATTCTGCTCACCTGTACGGCATCGAATTCCACCTGCGTCGCAGGCTACATGTTTTATCGGGGGACCACGCCGGGAGGAGAGTCCACGACCTCGCTCAACCCCACCGCGACATCGGCCTGCAGTTACACCGATGCGACCGTGCAAGCCTCGACCACGTACTACTACACCGCGAAAGCTTATGGCAACGCCAACTGCCCCGGGCTTTCGATAGCATCCAACGAAGCGACCGCGACCACGCCAGCAGCTCTGGCGCAGCCGCAGCCCCCGACCGGTTTCAAAGTTGGAACGATCACACGGGAGCACGGAAAATGAGCGAAAGCCAGATTGAACAGAAGTGGGCAAACTTCTTGGAGAAGGTGCTGAAAGCGCAGGGCAGTCTTGATCAGGCGAGCACGCACAATGCCCGCCTGATCTTCTATGCCGGTGCACTGTCGGCGTTTGATCTGACCAACGCCAAGCTGCCGCGCAAAGGCGAAACGGGCGAGGTCAAGGCCTACTACGAAAGCCTCCAAGTCCTGACCCGCGAGCTGGAGGAATTCGTTCAGACCGAGAGCCAAAGCTTCATGAGCCAGACCGGGAGCGGCAACGCGTGAACCGCTGTCAAGCCCCCTTGGAAAATTTTTTATTTCCTTTGCTTGCAATGCCGACATGGCTGAAACCCGCATGAACACTGGCTAAAACGCATGTCTGCGGAAACCGCGGTGGTAAAATTGAGGAGTCACCCAAGTTTGGGTGACCAACTCTCAGTCACCCAAAACTGGGTGACTCACAAAAACAGGAGCACAGCACAATGACAATGAAATGCGGAGAATGTCTGATGGAACATGTCGAAGTCGTCGAACTCAACCCGGACGGCAGTTGCAGCTGCTGCCGCAAACAGCACCGCCCCAGCTGCGGCGAGACCATTCGCTTCTGGAGAAAGCGGCAGGGCGGATGGGGCCACGCCGTACTGGTGAAGCTGGGGCGCAAGTGGGCGACGATCCTGCCACTGGGGACCGAGCGGCGCTGCCGCGTTCCGCTCGGTGACATACAGAAGGCGGCATGAGCGAGGAACTCCCCAGCGACCTCAAGGAAAAGCTGTTCGTAGGTCGGCAGCACGCCGCCCGGCTGATCGATGTTTCCACGCGAACCATCGATGACGCCATACGGCATGGCGAGCTGCCTGCCTACAGGCTGGGGCGGCGCGTACTCATCGATGTGAAAGCGCTGATCCACTTCGTCGAACGGGAGCGGTATCCATGAGCCGTCTCTATCGCATCACGCTGGACTACGCCTGCTTCGGAGTGATTCTTCGGGCAGGCGTGGTCATTAGGACCGCGCCCATTGCGAGCTGGATGCTGGGTAAGACCCTGGAAGACATCTCGCGCTGGGTCAAATTCAAGCAGGGCCGGATCGAGCACGTGCCGGAGCTGATGCAATCCGGAGACCCGGTAAAATTGGCCGAGATGCCAAGGCCTGAGGAAAGCGAGAAGCCATGACACCACAGGCACTCTACGACCTGTATCTGGCGCAGCCGGGCTGCGACATCGTCGCCCACCTGCCGTTCCTGCGCGAGTCCGCCCATGGCGACATGCTGGAGATCGGAGTCCGGGGCGGGGCTTCCACCTCGGCCCTGCTGAGCGGGCTCGATGACAAGGAAGGCGGCCACCTGTGGTCGGTCGACTTCCAACCCTGCATGCATTTCCCCCAGCACCCGCGCTGGACCTTCCTGCAGATGCACTCGCTCACCGATGCCCCCAACATCCTTGCCGCCGTCCCGGAACCCCTCGACGTGCTGTTTATCGACGGCGACCACTCCTATGACGCAGCCCGCAGCGATTTGCGCGTGTACGGGCCTCTAATGCGCAGCGGAGGGCTAATCCTGATGCATGACGTCGACCTGCTAGGGGCCGGAGTCAGAAACGCCCTGGAGGACTATGCCGGGGGATTGAAGCTCACCCCTGAGTACCACCCCGGCAGCTATGGCCTCGGGATCCTGCGGGTTTAGTTCTGGCGCAGACACCAGCCGCCGTGATAGGCTTCGCGGAAATTCCCTTCCGGAGGACAGCATGATCTCGATCATTTTGCTGGTGTTTGCTTTCGTGCTTTGCTGCTTGGCCGCGAAGAATTTTGGCGCTCCCAACTGGAGTCTGGGCTGGGCCGCGCTGGCCTGCTACTTCCTGTCGCTGATCGTCGGCGATCTCGGACACATCACGACGAAATAAACGGCGGTGCCCGTGCACGCGAAATACAGCATGCGTCGTTACGCCTGCTTCGATTCAGTAGCGATGTGGGAGGTGTGTCTGGGAAAGTCCAGACTGTGGAGCGGGAGCTATGAGGCCTGCCGCGACTGGGTGCGAATGAAGACCCGGCCTCGCGAGGAGAAACGCCGCGAGTGGAAGGCGCTCCAAGGCAGAGGCGGAACCGGGCGACCAGCGGCGCGAGTGCAGACACGAAAACGAGCCCGCCGGAAATCCAAACAACTTCCGGACTTGCAGCCCGTACCCGTGAGCGCTAGAATTTCCCTCAGCGTTTCACCCCAGACACATTGACGAGGATCTCATGGACAATCTCATGGAACTGCGTCCCGATCTGCCCCCGCTGCCTTCGCGCATCAAGACTCTGCCGGTCGATCATCGCGGCTACCCCGTGCCCTGGTTCGTGCAGTGGTTTCACCCCGACGGCTCGGCGTGCACGCTGCCGCCGGATCCGGAGATCGATCACGCCGACTTCCGGGTGGTCGATTCCCGCAAGAAGCATCTGGCGGTGCGGCTGAAGCTGTGCTGGATCTGCGGCGGCAATCTGGGCAGCAATCTGGCGTTCGTGATCGGCCCCATGTGCGCCATCAATCGCATCTCGAGCGAACCGCCCTCGCATCGCGCCTGCGCCGAGTTCGCCGCCATCGCCTGTCCTTTCCTGACCAAACCGCAGGTGGTGAGACGCATGGACGACCTGCCTGCCGATTACAAGGACGCGCCCGGCATCATGTCGCTGCGCAATCCGGGCGTGACCCTGATGTGGATCACCCACAGCTTTTCGCTGATGCATTGCGGGCCGACCGCGAATGATTATCTGTTCAAGGTCGGAGCGCCGCTCGAGACCTTGTGGTACTGCCAGGGACGAGCTGCCACCCGCGCCGAGATCGATGCCTCGATTGCAGGCGGGCTGCCGGATCTGATGAAAATGGCCGAGGAGGAAGGCGCAGAGAGCAAGCGCGATGCCGAGCAGGCCGTCGCCGAGATGCAGGCATTGCTGCCTGCGGTTTGAGATGTAGCAGCACGAGAACATGAATGGTTCCCGCTGGAAACAAAATTTTCAAATCACTATTGACAATTCACAGGCGGCGGCGTTAGGGTCGTCTTCGTTCCCGGTTTTGAAGTGCACGCTCCCACGCGATTGATTTTCCCCGTCGCATGAGGTCTACAGCAGCGAGAGTGTTCCGTGGCCACTCCGGCCCAGACTCCTGCTTCGACCTCCACCTGCTCCCGCTGCCATGAACAGGTGTGCATCTGTCACCGCTTCATCGGCGGTTCCGAAGTTTTTGAGCTGCTGTCGACGCGCCAGTACGGACGCGGCTGCGCCCGGGCGCTGGGTTATCGCAAGCTGCAAGTTCCGGAAGATTTTCCCGAGCGCATCTCCAGCTCGCGCCGGGCCCTGTTCGCTCGCGGCCATCGCTTCGAGGATGTAGCAGCGCAGATGTACATGGAGCTGACGGGCAGAAAGCTGATCCGCCAGAACAACCTGCGCCTTCATCCGGACTACCCCGGAGCAGGCGTGCACACAGATCGCATCGTGCTCGCGGATGACCGGCACTCGACCGGCGACGTTGAAATCAAGACCCACGCCGAAGGCCCGTTCCTGCACATTCTGCGCGAAGGCCTACCGGTCGGCCACATGCTGCAGCTGCAGTGGAGTCTGTGGATCACCGGCCATGCGTGGGGCGCGTTCATCGTGCTGGGCTTCCTGCCGGAAGCGCCGCTGAAATATTTCGACATCGAAGCCGATCCGGAAACCTTCGAGATCTTCGCCCGCGAACACGACCGCTTCTGGGATCTGGTCGACCAGGGCAAGCTGCCCGAGCCGCTCGAGGATCCCAACGATGTGCGCTGCAAGCTCTGCCCGTGGCGGCTCAGCTGTCGCGGCGAGCAGATCGATCCCGCCGAACTGCAGCGCATCATGCACGAAAAGAAAACTCCTCTGAAGGTGATCGTGGACGACGAACTGGCGCAGGCCTGCGAGGACTACACCGACACCCGGGACGAGATCGAGGACCTGACCCACGAGAGCGAAGACCCCATGGAGCGCGGCACGCTGCAGCTGATCACGCAGCGCATCAAGGAGCTGGTCGGCGATCTGCCGGGTGTGATCGTCAATCGCCAGTGGAAAGTTTTGTGCACCGACGGCTCCTGGAGCGGCCTCGATCAGCAGCGCCTGAAGCAAGAGCAGCCCGAGATCTACGAGAAATATTTCATTCGCGGCAAAGCCACCGGGGGCAAGCGGCTCACAGTTTCATCGCTTGAAAAGAAGCGGCGACGATGAAGGGAGTGCAATGACCTACTACGACGACAGCCCGGACTTCAATCAGGAGATACAACCCGGTGTGATCCAGCAGCGGCAGGAGCTGCTCGCGCCCTCGCCCTCGAAGAGAGACAACAGCGCTCTCACCCAGATCACTCGCGGTGAGATGCAGATCTGCATCGAGATGGCGCAGGCCAATCGGCGCAACATCCAGATCTTCACGAACGAGGCTCGCGATCTGGTGACCAAGTCCGTGGAGATCGCGGACGAATGCATCTACGCGCTGCCTCGTGGCGGCAAGAGCATCGAGGGGCCCTCGATCCGCTTCGCCGAAATCATCGCGCAAACCTGGCGCAACAACACCTCGGGAGCCCGGCCCATTGCCGAAGACGATGAGTTCATCACGGTGCAGGGCGTGTTCCGCGATTACGAAACCAACATGGGCGTGACCTACGAGGTGAAGCGTCGCATCACCGACAAGGACGGCAAGCGCTACAACGCCGACATGATTGCGACCACCACCAACGCCGGTCTCTCGATTGCGCGGCGCAACGCCATCCTCGGTGGCATCCCGCGCCCCTACTGGGAAGCGGCGTATCAGGCGGCCCGCAAGGTGGTGGCGGGCGATGTCAAGACACTGGGCGTGCGCCGCGATGCCGCCCTGAAACATTTTCTGCTGATGGGCGTGAAGCCCGAGCAGATCTACACCTTGCTCGATGTGAGGGGCATCGAGGACATCACCAGCGAACATCTGCTGACCCTGCGCGGCGTCATCAACGCGTTGAAAGAGGGATCGGCCACAGTGGAATCGATCTTCGCCCCCAAGGGCGATGAGAATCTGGCTGCTAAGAGCGCGGTTGGTCTGAACAAGATCAAAGAACGCTACTCAACCCAGCCAGCTGCTCCGGCAAGCGCAGCAGCACCGCCTGCGACGAGTGCTGCTGCCACCGGAGCGCCTGCCGCGACGGTGCCTGCGCCTGCTTCCTCAGCCGCAGCGCCGCCAGCGGCGGCAGAGAGTGGCGCACCCAAATTTCTGGGTGCGGCGAGCGCGGCACCCAGACATCGCCCCAAGCCCGAGCCCGAGGAAGAACCCAAAGCCGCGCCGCCGGAGCCCACGCCTGCAGCTCAGGAGGCGCTGGCCGAGCCTGAGCCTGCGCTGGAAGAACTCTGGTCACGCTGCCATCAGCATGGGGACTACCAGGGAGCGGAGTGCCCCAAGTGCGCCGCCGAGGAAACTCACCCGCCGGTGCCCTACAGCGGCCCCTCCGAGCGCTACCAGAAACGACAACCATTTCGACGGCCAACGCCGAGAAAGGATGGCTGAGGTGTCCGATGCGCGGTTCCATGGCGTCCGCTTCTCGGATCGCGACTGGCGCTGTCTGAGAAAGCGGCGCTACGAAACCAAGAAGCAGGCCGAGCGCACGGCGGACTATCTCACACGCAATTCCAAAATTGGCGCGAAGGCAACTGTGTATCACTGCCCGTACTGCAAGCAGTGGCACCTCGCGCATGAGGCAACGAATGACAAAGGGAAAAAAGAAGAAGACGACCAGAAGCTTGCGAGACGAACCCGCGCCGGTGGTGAAGAGGTTCGGCAACTATCTGTACCGGCGGCGGCGGAGAAGCCATCTGACGCTGCGGGCGCTGGCCAAGCGGGCGCAGATGCCGCACACCAGCATTTACCAGTTCGAGAACCGGGGGAAGAATCCCCGACTCGATGAGCTGGTCGCACTGAGCAATGCCTTCAACGAACGACTGACCAAATTCCTGAAGCCGCTGGTGCCGGAATGACACTGGCCACGTTTCAGGTTCGCGAGATGAACAAGACCGAGGCTGCGTACTCCCGCGAGCTGTTCAACATGCAAAAGGCGCAGCTGATCAAGTGGTACGAGTACGAGTGCGTGAAGTTCCGGCTGGCCGACCGCACCTGGTACACGCCGGATTTTCTCGTAGTCGATGCCGAGGATCGGCTGGAAGCAGTCGAGATCAAGGCGCACTGGCAAAGCGCGGGCCGCGCCGGATGGCTGGACGATGCGCGGGTCAAGATCAAGGTCGCTGCGGAAATGTTTCCCATCAAATTTCGCGCAGCGGTGCTGATGCCGGATGGTTCATTCCAGTTCGAAAACTTCGGAGACTTCAAAGATCCGGGTGCTGAATGGCAAGCGAAGTTGAAATAGAAGCCCGGCTCTTCGAGCGTCTCGCGGCGTACAAGTACGGCGAGCCCAGCCCGGTGGAGTACGAGCGCAACTTCGCCGGGCACTCGTGGTGGAGTTCGAAAGACATCGAGCCAGTCAGGGGAATTTTCATTTTGAAGGAGCTTTTGAAGGAGCATCCCTATGCAGAAAAGACTCTTTGCTTATGCAGTCCTGTACCACCCCAAACCCAAAAAGCAGAAAGACGGTGAGGAGATCGCCTTGGCCTCCGAGATCGTGCAGGATCCGAAGTGGGTGCTGGCCGCGAATCCCGATCAGGTAAGCATCCTCGCGGCTCGCGCCATTCCCGAGAAGTACCTCGACGACCTCGATCAGGTGGAGATCCTCGTCAGCCCTTTTGCGTAAGCCCGGCGCTGCAGGTATTGAAGCAGCTGGAAAGCAAGCAGGTGCTGCGTCGGGCGGCGCATGGCGGTCTCGGTGGTGGCAATCTCGGTGTTCTGGGCCCGGGTGACGTGAGCAGCGAGATCCAGGAGGCTTACGCCGTCACCGCCAAGGGCCGGAAGACCAGCAGCGACGCCCAATATCAGCAAACCTCCTACAGCGTGGGCACAGCCCCAGCCGGATCGCGCACCTACAGCGCTGCGCAGATCCTGAATCGAGCACAGCAATGAGCACAAAAACCATCCGACTCGACCAGATTCGCGTGACCACCTACGTGCGCTCCAACGCCAGCGAAGAGCGCGTCAACATGTTCATGGATCTCTACACCGCCGCCGATGCCGGGCCCATACCGCCGCTCGAGATCGCGCAGGACAATCGCCTGATCGATGGCCGTCATCGCCTGATGGCGCTGCAGCGTCTGGAAGTCGAGGAGGTCGAGTGCAAGGTGACGCCGGTGCACGACGACCTTGAGCTGGTGATGACTGCGATCAAGGCCAACCTGGGTGGCTCGAAGGAGCTGAGCTGGAACGATGTGTGCAAGTCCATCATCGATCTGCTGATTGCAGGGAACTCCTCGCGGCGCATCAAGGCAGCTCTGCCTTACCCCAAAAGCATCGGCAAGAAAATGTTCGATGCGGCGTCGCGGCGCTGGGTGCGGCAGCGGGTGGCCGCTGCAGCTGCAGCGGTGAGTGACGGCGAGCCGCTGGAAAAGGCGGCTGCGTTCTATCGCGTCGACGTGACTGACGTGGAGTGCAAGCTGCGCGGCAGGATCGAGCACGATGACTTCAGCACTCCTAACACCGGCGCGTGGAAGGGAGCGGTGACGCAGCGCTACTACGGACTCACCAAGCGCAACAACACCAGCTACAAAAAAATGATCGATCAGTACGAATCCGGAGCCATTGACGAAGGTCAGCTGCGCGAGGTCTGGGAGCATCTGCTGCATCAAGCCAAGGTCCACATCCGCGCTATGGAAGACATCCGCGACCGCATGCACGTTCAACTCAAGACCCGCCGCCCCATCATGCCCGCTGCGATGAAGGACGAGGAGCGCGAAACCGCGAGAGTGTGATGGTCGAGGCGACGCTGAAAAAACCGATCATCGAGACCACTCTGAAGGGCAGAAGGGTCATCGAGGTTTACTTGTCGTCAACTGAGCTGCGCATTGCGAATACCGCCGGAACCGACCGCTTCATTGCTTACATCGAGGACAGGGAGAGGCGGGGTGAGCCGGTCGTGCCTTACCGGGGCGGCGGTCCCGATCCCAAGCGCGGTGTTCAGAACAACTTCATCGGTGGCTGCTGCGAATACTCGGTCGCTAAGTGGCGCAACGAATACTGGTCAGGTCGCTTGGGGGAGTATTTCAAGCCCGACGTCGGCACGCTCCAGGTGCGGGGCAACAGCGAAAAGTGGGGCGACCTGACTCTGCACAACGAAGATCTCGACCACGAGAAGTTCATTCTGGTGCTCGCAGATCGATTACCGAGGTTCACGATCTTCGGCTGGCTGTTCGCAAAAGAAGGAAAGCACGAGGACTGGTGGCGCAATGCCACTAGAAATAAAAACCCCTACGACAAGAGCTTTGCGTATTGGGTGAGGCAATCGGTGACGCGAAAGATGGAAACCTTGTCGACAACGGATTACTCACCCAAGCTGGCGGCGCTGCCTGATCCGCTGCTGCACGATCCCGACCATGGCCCCGCCGCTCCCGAGTATCACGACTATCCCGAGCATCGCGAGTATCGCGACTATCCCGACTACCCCGAGGATGCGGAAGATCTTTGGTCGCAGTGCTACAAGCATGGCCGCTTTCAAGGCTACGAATGCCCGCATTGCGAAGCCGAAGAAAAAGAAGAACTGGAGTTTTGATATGGCGGCGATTGAGAAGTACTACACCGCGAAAGAACTGGTGCCGCTGCTGAGCTGGACCCGTCAGCGGATATCGCGCCACTTCAAACACCACCCGCTCACGGTGAGGGACGGCAGAAGATTCTTCGTCCCTCACTCCGTGGTCGAGCAAACACTGTTGCGCATGCGCAACAGCACGCCTAAGCCTGTGCGACGTGGCCCACCGAGGAAGCTGATTCTCTGAGAACCAGCTCCTCGTGCTGCCGCGTCGGCCAAGTCTGCCGCAGATCGGCGGTGGTGGCATTCATGACGCCTTCTGTGTAGTGCGCGTAGTGATCCTTCACAGTCTGCTCGGTGTCGCCGATCAGCTCCCCGATGCGGGCGAAGCTCATACCACTCATGCGGCACCGAACCGCGAACGTGTTCCGGAAACTGTGAAACGAAACCTTCGACCAGCGGCCACCCTGCTTGGGATCACGAATCCCCCAGACCATCTGCCCCTTGTCGTTTTTGTGCTGACGAATTCCCGCTCGCTTGTCGACCAGCGCCCAGAGCTGCGAGAGATCGTCGTGCCACGGATCAGCGGCGTTCTGCTCCAGCGATTTCCCGGTCCAGAAGAAGTAATCGGGATCGGAGTCAGCGGCGGCAGGCAGCTCGCGCAGCAGCTGGCAAACGTGAGGCGGCAGCTGCGTGGTGACCCACTTCTTGCTGGTGTTGCGCGTCTTCAGCGGCTGATACGTCCACGAGCCCGTGTTCAGATCAACCGCACTTCGCGCCATCAGCGATGTGTCGGAGATGCGAGCGCCGCCCCAGCTGCCCACCTCGATCAAAGCTGCGAGGCGCTGGCCGAGGTGCGGGCGAACATCCGATTTGAGTTTCTTGCATGCATCGAGGATGTAGCGCATCTGCCACTCAGGGCTGGTGTGGACCTTGTCGGGCATGTTGAAGGGCAGCTTCGACTGCACGTCGCCCTTGCCGGTGAGTGCGAGCATCCGGCACGCCACGCACTGGCACTTGCCATCGCCACCCAGCTTGCGCGTGTCGGGCATCCAGTGCTGATCCATGGCGTAGTGGAAAATGTGGATGACGTTGGTGCGATAGTTGAATTTCGTGTTGAAGGTCCGCGCTGGCCACGTCGGCCTCCACTGATCCTGCAAGAGGCCGGTGGTGATCTGATCGAAATAGCGGATCGGCTCGGCGCTCGGTCGGCTCCGGTTGTAACGGTCGAGAAACGCAAAGAAGTGTTTCGAGATGGTGGCGATCTTGCTGGTGGCGACGTCGCGGCCCAGATTCCTAGTGGTGTCCTTCGCGGTCAGCTTGGCTTGGATCATCAGTTGGATGCCATCGGTGAGCAGCATGCGTTGGTAGCTGTGCTCGGCGTCCCACTCCTCGGCGCGTTGCAGCTCGCGCACCATCTTGACATCGCGGCGGTCGCAGTATTCCTTCACGCGCTCTCGGGCCGCTGCCCAGTTTCTCACAAAGAGAGGGAACCGCTCGCGCTCGCCGCGCACATACATCCACTTGCTGCACTCGCATTCCTCGCTGCCGTCTTGGTGCTTGCACGTCTTCGCGTGACGAAGAACAATGGCCTTCGCTTCGGGGCGGATCCCGGGAGTTTGCTTGATCAGGAATTCGGTCCACTTGTGAGCGCATGCGACGGCGACTTCATTTTCAGTGGAGAAGTCTTCAACTGCGATTGGTTGAACAGTCTTGGCTGGGATCTGGCGGGCTCGCATCGCGGCCTGCTCAGCGGCGAGATCAATCGTGGTGTTCATTGGCTGTGCTCCTTGGGTGTGTTTCAACCCGAGAACATCCTAGCACAGTTCGCGTAATAGTTGTGTAACAAACTTCGAAGAATCTTTTGCAAGTCGCTCTATTTAAAAGAGGGGCCGGAGAACAACTCCATCTGCCTAGCGGCATGTGGAATCAGCAAGTTGCAGATTCTACGTGGTTAGTTAGGTCAGTTAGGTCAGTCTGGTTACACAGCCGTGTGATAGTTGTGTGACCGGTTTTTCGCCTGTGGCCGGGTAGCTCATCGGTAGAGCGCTGCCCTGAAAAGGCAGGCGTGGGGAGTTCAATTCTCCCCCCGGCCACCATTCGTAATTCGTCGTAGTACGAGAGATTCCGATTGCAACAGTTGTTTTAGAATGTCCGCATGCCAGAGGAAATTCCACGCAGCTTGAGTTTTCGATTGCGGAGGATTGCAGCAGGCCTGCGGCAAGTGGACGTGGCCCATCTCTGCGGAATCTCGGCCACGCATCTGTCGCTGATCGAGCGCGGAGAAGCTCAGCCAACTGCGCTGGAGTTGAAACTGCTGGAGAGAGCGCTGCCCCAACTGCCTTCGATGCTCCCCAAATAATTACGGCCCCGGTTAGCAGCCGGGGCCAAGGAGCACAGCAAATGAGCCTCGCGACTCACCTACTGATGCGGCTCAATTCTAGCACTCAGAGCGTGCACACTCCAGTCTCAATTGCGGTTCCTTCTTCGTGATCGTTCCACGTCACAACCAGCTCGTACTCGGCATCCAGCGGCACCTTGGCTCGCGTCTGTTTCAGGGTGCGGTCGAGCTGCCGCGCCATGAAGCGATGCTTCGACCAGCCCGCGATGGAATCATCGAAGCCGGGATAAATCGGATACCACGCGATCTTGTTCGGGTTCTGCTTCGCCGCGTTCACGAAGGTGTCGAGCGCCGGAATGTTGATGTCACCGGGATTGGAAGTGGGGTTGACCCAGCCGTACCCGCCATCCGATTCGGCGTGCGTGAAACCCACGCCGCCCTGAAACAGAAATGCGATCTGATCACCGTTGGGGATTCCTGCCCGCACCTTGCCCCAGTCGACGTTCGGAGGCTCGTTGAAAAAATTCATCATCGGCCTGCCATCGCCGGTGCGCTCGTAGGCAGGCGAAACACAGAACGCATCGACCACGAAGTTGATCACATCGATGTAGGCCTGCGTTTTGTCGCTGGCGTTTTTGACCGCGCCCTGATCGATGCACACCGAGTAGCTCAGGCCTGCCCGCTCGCACGCGTACAGCATTCTGAGGTACGCCAGAGCGCTCGCGGATTTGGGGCCGTAGTAGTCGACGTTCACGCCATCGATCTCACGCTCCAGCATGCGCTTGCACTGGTCGTCGCAGATCGCGATGGAAGATGAGATGTAAGGCTGGGCGACGCCGTCGGATCCGACGTAGATCAAAGGCACGTGACCCTGCGTGCCGTGCCAGCCCAGCCAGTGCACGAAGCTTTTCATTAGGCCCCCACCGCTCCCTTGGGTACTCCGACCATGCCGGTGATCTGCGTACCGGTCTTGTCCTCGTAGTAGCGCAGCATCATGGAGAGCGTCAGCATGATCTCATGATCCGTGAGCCGGGACGCTGCGAAGGCAGCCAGCACCTGGTCGGTGGCCTCGCGGCAGAGCTTGATCCGATCCGGAGTGAGTTCAATCGCCTGAGTGGGCATGGCGGGAATTCTACACCAACACCCCTAAGGATTTTCCCTAAGTTCCACCCCAGACACTTCCCTGAAGGGAATTTCATTTGACCTGCAAGCCGCTGCTGGCTTAGGCTAGGCTTGTTTCGCTGCAGGAACAAGGATCCCAAACCTATGGAAACCACTCTGGCCTTCGACGCTGATGTCGACATCAAACAACAGACCATTCAAGAAGTGGAGAAACGATTGATGAGCTATCGAGCCAAGGTGAAAGAACTGGAAGATTTTTTGCTCATTTTGAATCAGCCAGTGCCGTCGACCGGCAAGGGCGAAATCCTGCGGCTGCACGGCAAGACATTTGAGGGAATGGGAATCGCCGAAGCGATGAAGACTTACCTGCTGTTCTTCGCCAAGAACAGGGAAGCGGCTCTCGAAGAATTGCTCAGCGATCTGAAAACCGGCGGGGCTGCACTGGGCCTGCCCGAGCGCCATGTGCGCAACGTCAAGATCACCTGTCGAAACAATCCCAAAGTTTTCGTCTACAACGAGGGCACAGATGTGGTGAGCCTGCTGCCGGTGCGCTCGGTCTACATCGATCCCTTCGAGCCCAGCAAAAGCAAGAAGAAAAAATCTAGTAAGAAGTCCCCGTCCGAGAGCGCATAGAGCCTCGCGCCTTCAGCAAATCTGCATAGGGATTCGCGGGCACGGGCACGGCTCCCAAGCCGGGCACGGTCTGCTGTGGTCGAAACAGGGGATTGGGCGCAGCTGATGCAGGCTGCGCAGGCTGCGCCGGTGTGACCACATTCGAGCCCTGACTGGCTCCGACTCCACTGGGCGGCGGAAATTGTTTGGCGGCGGGCATGCCTGCACCCATAGAAACCTCCTAGACGTTGCGTTGTTGCAGAAATTTTGGGATCGCGCCGGGAGCTGCGGGTGGGGGAGTAATCGATTCGAGTTGCTTGCGCCGCAGGAAAGAAGGAATCAGCGAGCTTGCCGTCGACGGGCCGCGAGCACTTTTGGCCTTATCACGGCGCTCGTCTCCTCGACGGCCCGGAGCCACTCGCGCAGGGATGGCATGCGGCCTTGCCGCTGGAGCTTCCTCACCGTGGCCTGCATTTCGGCTTGCGAAGTGGGCCCGAGCTGCTTCTCCGTAGTCGGAGACTGTTCGGGTGATGCCGTGTGCGTTGTAGAGAGCCTGTTCATAGATCCAATTTACCGCCTGAGTGGATGCTGTATCAAGACCTAGTTTCCCAGCAAGAACTTCTTTGGCCTGCTTCATCGCCCGGCGTTCGGTTTCGTTGCGCGGCGCGTCCACCAAACCGGTCTCTGAATTGGGATCCTGCAGCGTGCCCATGATCCGGTTCCAGTGACGAGCCTCCCACATATCTGCTGTCAGCTCAGAGCGAATGCCGTTCATATTGAGGAAGAATGGTCCCATCTTGTCGCCGAGGATGAGCCCGCCATACCGCTGATCGCCAGCTTTTCCCGGCACCGAGTCGCGGTACTGGCGCAGCTCGCTGATGGGATGCTGCGACATCAGGAAATCCGCTGCGCCCTTCTCGCCCTTCTCGTCGATCAGTTGCTGCAGTGCACGAAAGCCATGCATGTAGGCATTGAATTGCCCGTTGGGCCAACCCTTGCCGGTTTCAGGATTCACAATCGGCACCTTGCCGGTGCGCTTGTACTCACTCCAGATGCCATCGCCGTTGCGCACCGTCTGCAGCTCTTTATTACCCAGACTCGCGCCCGCCAGCATGGCCTTGAACAACGTCTGCTTGGTGGGATCGCCTTTCTTGGGATCAAGCTCGGGGTGACCGTTCTTAGCGAACTCTGACTGCATGTCGGAGATGGCTTTGGTGTACCAGTCTGCTCCGCTCTGCTCGCTGCCCTGACTGACGAGCTGGTATTTGGCCTCAGGCAGAGCGGCTTTCACGTAGCGCTCGACAGCTTGGGGAACATTGTCCGCCGTCAGCTTGAGCGGCTTGCCGACATTTTCCCGGGAGTATTTCTGCAAGGTTCTGCCCACATCCTCCACCAGCGTGCGTCCGCCTGGGCCTGTGGGCTTGACCGGCGCAGGCTTCTTGCGCAATTGCACAAATTTCAGATCGTCGGGACTCTCTGGCTGGCGCACGTAGGCGTCGACGGAGTCCTTGCCGCTCTTGATCGCGTCAGCAAGCCGGTGCATCCCGTCCATCACCGAGAGATCGCTGTCCAGCAGTAGCGGCCCTTTTGTCATTGACTTTCCAGCCATGCTCTTGTCGACATCATCGAGCGAAGGCAGCGGGCGATTCTTTGCCTTCGTCAGATCGGACAGCTGCACGGTCTGCTTCACGAACTTTTGGTTTTCTGGTTTCCAGTCGGGCTCAGTGTCCTCGACATATTCGTGAACGCCGTCTTGGTGCTCGGGGCTGAGGTCTTGAAAGGCGATCTGGTTGCCACGCTGGCGCAGGAACCTGGGAATTACTTCTTGCCCGACACCAGCTTCTCCACCTGCGTGTCCCGCTCCTTCTTGGGCAGGCTGGCCAGCCCCAACATTTTCTGCTGGGCCGCCACCAGCTCCTCCGGGGTATGCAGCTTGAGTTTCTTCTTGGGTGGTTTGCGGTTCAGCGGGTTCAGCGGATTCACCGGCATAATTCTCTTCTCCTACGTAGTCGCGCATTGCCTGCAGATAACGCTGGCTCAGGCGCGGAGGATTCGCCATCACTTCGGGCCCGTGGTGCTCGGCCAGAACATCCAGCGAATGCTTGATGAAGTCTACAGCTTGTTCCTTGCTGAGACCAAGCTCTTCGTGACTGCCATCGAGAATGTGCGCCTGCAGCTCGGCAACCATGTGTGCCGGGCGCATCTCGCCGCCATAGGCGGCTTCGAGAGTTGGCCGCGCAACTTCAACGGCAGGATGCGCCAAGGTTTTTTCGACGTTGGTGAAGTTCTCGACATCGCCTTCAGGATCGAAGGTTCGCTGGCCACCGTGAATGTGAGCTTCATGGCTCACGGTTGATGGATCATGCACGATGGGAACGCCTGCGTGCCCGGCGTTGGGGTCATAGTTGGCAGCGTGCACCTGCTCGATCTGATCGGCGAGCTGCCGCAGCTTGGCAGCAGCTTCGGGGCCGCCGGTGGTGGGCCGCGTCTTCTCAACGCTGTCGGCGAACTGGCGCAGTAGCGCCACGCGGGAGGGAGCGTCGGAGCCTTTCCAGTTGATGCCCAGCCACTTCGAACCGGAGGAGAGAAAATCCTGACCGGCGTCGTTGACTTTGATGTGCGCTGCGGTGGTTTCATCGCCGGGATCCACCGAGCTTTCCACGTCGCGCAGTGTTTTGATGACGCTGCCCACAGTTCGCGAACGTGGCGCGGTGGCTTTCTCGCCGGGCTCCCGCGAGTAGAGCGGCTGGCCTTCTTCCCTGATGGCGCGGGCCATCTCGGGAGTGAAGGTGAGGCGGTGAACCGTGGTGGTGACCGGCGTCTCGTTGGTCTGGATCTTGCCGCCGATGTCTTCCGCCAGCTCCGGGTGGTTTGCCATTTCCTCCTTGAAGGGGATGCCGTGATCCATGGCGATGAAGACGCGATGCCAGTCGGATTGCGCCTTGGGGACAGAGATCGTCCGCGCTGCCAAGTTGCGCTCGCTCTCTTCCGGGAATGCACCGCTGATCTGCTGGCCGTCCTGAAACCACGCCCACGAGCCTCCGCCGTAGGGAGTCTTCTTCCACTCCTGCGGGCCATTGCGTCCTGCGTCCTTGAACTTCTGCTCGACCTGTTCCTTGGTCAGCTCAGGTCCGACGTACACGTGCTCTTTGGTCGATTCGCCGGTGGGTAGCTCTGCGGTGTCGACTTTCCCGCCCCACTTCTTCGTGTACTTCTTCACGAAGTCGGGGACCATCTTGTCGTAAAAGCCCTTCATGCCCTCGCCGCCAACGGTCAGGTCGTTGAGGCCGCGTAACGCGGGTAGCTCCTGGTTGTTGTAGTCCTCGTCGATGTAGGATTGCCGCGACCGTTCAGCCTCTTTGCGCGTGAGCCCCTCGTCTATCGCTTCACCATCGCGCATAACGCGGTAGGTGTCTTCCTCGTCAGGATCAGGCTCGATGTAATAATCGTCTTCATTCACCGGGTAGTAGTTGTCGATCTTTTTCTGCAGCCTCTCCGCCAGCTCGTCGCCGATGTAGCGGTGCAGTTCATCCGGCTCTGCAGTCTCGTGAATCACGCGATTGCCGCTGTGGTCGTAAGCCGTGAGAGTGCTGTCGCTGGGGTCGTACTCAACGCGGCTCACCTGCTTGGCGAGGTTGTAGCGATCATTCTGCGTGTCGCCCGTGTCCCACGTCAGGCCTCCCTTGCCGTCCTCGACAGCCTGGCGGATCGCGTCCTTCATGTTCAGTTCCCAATGCGACTTCTTGAAGGGCGCATTGGGAGGGCCACCGGTGCTGTGGGTTTGGTTGAATTTCCCGAGGAATCCATCGATGGCATCTTCAGGAGACTGCGCTCCCGGGAACCACGCCTCATCGCCAGCCACCATTGCAGGCCGACCTCGCTGATCGAGGATGACGTAGCCGCCGCCACTCATGTGCTTCGTCGTGTATCCCTCGGGCAGCTGGCGGATCGGCTTGAGGCGGTAGCCCTCATCCCGGCCCTCTTGATGAAGATCGCTCTGGATCTCATGCACCTGCGTCACCGGCATGCGGTCGGTGGTAACGAAGTCGCTTTCACGACGGTGCATCATGGTGTTCGGCTGTTCGTTCGTGAAGTGCCCGCCTCGATAGTCCGTGGTGCGAGCTTCAGCCTCGGCAGCGCGTTGCTGCGCTCGCAGGTTGCGCAGCGCCTCCCTCTCCTTCTCGAAATAGTCGTCAGGCCACTGCGCCTGATCCTCAGCGCTCGCGTTGTTGTGCCGATCAATTTCATCGTTCATCTCGCGCTCTCGCGCATCGGCTTCTTGCTTGAACGATTCCGCCGCCGCTGCCGCGTCGCTCTGTGGAAAATGTGTGAGAATCTCGCGGTAGTTCTCGCCGCCCGGGGTGGCGTACTTCTCAAATCTGGCGTCATCGCCAGCGAGCACTGTCTGCGAAAGCTCAGGCCTGCGGCTCTGCACCGCGTCCAGAAATTCCTGCTTGGTCACCTTCGGCTTGCCCGCGAATTCATCCAGCCCGAGATCAGAGATTTCCTCAGCCTTGACTCCGTTGTTGCGCAGCGTGGCCAAGAAACTGTCGCCGGTTCCGGACTTCGGCAGCTTGGCTTCGGCGATCTGCTCGGCCTTCGAGAAGAACTGCCCAGCCCGGCGCGGCAGTCCGAATCCGAGATCCATCTGCGGACTTTCCGGCCCCGGCGGACCAATCGCCAGCGGGCGAGCTTCCAGATCGCCGGTGCCGCTGAAGGGCGGGATGTTCTCGATGGTGCCCTGCGGAGGTTTCCGGCCCGGGTGGACCGGCAGGTTGGGATCATTCTCAATGGTCTGCATTGCGCCGGTGGTCGTCTCAAAGGGCTGAGGTCGACCGCTGGGGGAAGGCCCACGCTCACGCAGTGCATCAGCTTTCAGCTGCAAAGCCTTGGAGCTGATCTCGGAGAAGGTGGCCTTCGGTCCCAGAGCCTGCTTGGCCTGCTCCCAGAACATGTTGTCGGCCTTGGCGGTCTCGACCGTGGCCCTGCCGCCGACCGTGGTGGGCTCGCCCAGCGGCATGGACTTCAGATCCTTGGGGAGTGTTCCTATAGGAACGTTTTGTAAAGACGCTGGGGCTGCCCCCTGAGGTCCACCCGGAGCCTCCGCGACGCCCTGGCGGCGTCCTAGGCGCGGGAAAAGGGGGTTTACCGGGGGTTCTGGCACCGGCCCGAGCTGGTGCGGTCTGGCCGGGCCCAGCTGCCTCGAAGGCGGGATCACCGGCGGCTCGGCACCCTTGCCCAGCTGGGGCTGACGGGAGCGGAAGATCGGGCCCAGAGGGCTGGGCGGCTGCTCGTACTGCCCCGGGGGAAGCGCCAGCGGAGGCTGAATCGGCTCTGGGGCCGGAGTCTGGTTGATGTCCCAGAGCGTGCTCGGGCCGAACGGCAGCTGTCCCTGCGGGGGCGGCTCCGGCTCCATCGGCGTGCTGGGCTTGGTGTTCTTAAACGCCAGCTGCGTGAGGTAATCCGGATCCTGCTGCAACCGCATGCGACGTTCTGCCGCCAGCGCCGTTGCGCCCTTTAAGACGCTCCACGGATTCGCAGTGGCAAGACCGGTAACGATGTGACCGGCGGCATAGATCTTCGCCATCATCGCCGCCAGCGGTTCGCGGGCCGCTCGATCCACAACATTGATGCGGCGCTGCATCACATCTTCCACGGAGCGAAGAGCGCCATAGTCCTTGCGCATCTGAGCGGCACCGGGACCACTCAGCTGATTCATGCGGTCGTCCATGATCCCGCGCATGGTGTCGCGCTCGGCAAACTTGTAAGCATTCTTGGGGCTGAGTTTCGCAGCTCGCTTGTCGCCGACGAACTTCGCCTCCGTAGCACGCATTTCGTTGTTCAGTTCAGAGACGCGCTGCTGCAGCTGCGCCATGGTGAGCGAGCGACCGTCATAGGTCTTGGCCACGGCCTCGATCTTCGCGGCGAGTTCCGGATTCTGTTCGCGCATGCGATCTGTGATCTTGTCGCGAATGGCGGCGGCCACCGGGCTGGCATCAACTACCACATCCGCATTCGGCCCGAGGAAGTTGCGCTTGTACTCCATCCACTTGTCAACAGCTGCTTTCTGCGTTGCCTGAATGCCCTCCTCCATCGTCATGTTTTCCGGATCAATGCCCAGGTCATCGGCGGCGCGGCGCATATGCGGAAGCGAGGATTGAATTTCAGCCTGCCAGTTAGCTTTGGAGTTTCTCGGGCGAAACGCTTTGGTCGCGGCTTCAGTCGGAGTCAGCGCTGCTGGGTCATAGATCCCGCGCACACCCTGCAGCAACGGATCTATCGCGCCCCGCTTTGCCGCCCTTAGTAAAGGCATCGCAGCGCCCTCGGCAGGAGCGGGCGGACGGTTAACGGGTGAACCGGGCACACCCGGCGTTGCTTCAATCGGCTTGAAGCCTCGCACTCCCTCTCCGGCTGCGCCAAACGCCATCGACGCATCGAACAGTGCCTGCTGAACATTTTCTGGCGTCGGATGTAGGATCGCCTGCTTCACCGAACTTGGCCTGTCACCGAGTCCAAGCAACCCGGCTGCGCCCTGCGTTCCGAAATAGGCCGCTGGGATCGCTGGATTTACAGCGCCCGCCGCCACGGCAGCCAGCGCCTTGGGATCGCTGGTCAAACCACCGACCACTCCCGAAGCGGCTGCCTCGGCTTCTTGTATCGGCGAAGCGATTGCATGGAAGATCCGAGATGGTGCGCCCAAAACTCCAGGAGCTGCGTCCGGTCCATAAGCGAGATTGGCATGGCGCTGCGCTTCCTCTCGCGAAAGCTCGGAATGCTGCTGCCACGGTTCAGCCATTAAGCCGAGCACGCCTGAGGGTGCCTCTTGCATCGCGGGTGGCTGCGGCGGACGGATGCCGCCCAGTGACGCAGCGGGACCAAAATGAAAGCCGCGCTTTTTCGCTTCCGCGACTGAGTCCTTGTCGGCAGGCAGGACACCCCACTTGCCCTCCGGCGACACTGCCTGCACGCCAACTTTGAAACCCCGCTGCAGAGCAGCCGGGAGATTCTCTTTGGGAACGCTGCCCTTCAAACCTTTCGGATTGTCTGGCGAGGGAGGCATGACCACATCGATCCGATTGGGATCCGCATTCTTCGCGGCGAACTCCGGCCCCTTGCCGGGCTGAGTGAGATCAGGCGGTGCGGTGAGATCGGGAGTCACGACGGGCTGCGGGTTGCCGGAGTTATCGCCCGATAGTGCCATTAGAGAGCCCCTCGACTGCGTGCTAAACTGAAGCTGTTTCGGAGGCGGAACATGGATGCATCAATCGCGTTGATCGTCGCGTACTTCATCGTGCAAATCATTTGCGCTTTAGCGCCGGTCGTATTCGCTGTGGTCGTGGTCGACACAGCCGTGGTTTATTTCCTGAGTAGCGGCGATCCCGACAGCAGCGATTGGATCTGGAATCGAATCCGAAAACGCAGCTAATCCGCCACGAAGCCGATGTCGGAATGATCCTTCGCTCCACCAGTGGGCGTCGGCGTTGCGCTCGGCAAGTAAGGCGAATTCGGACTCACGCCGATGGGCTGCGAAGTGAAGATCGAATTCTTTCGGACCCCAATGTTTTGCTTCACCTGCCTCAGTCCTTCCTTGAACGTTTCGTCATTCCACTCAGATGCCAGAGCCTTCCCGCCAAGCTGCAGACCCATTTCAGTCGGCGTGTTGCCGCCCATGTAGACACTGCCAAGATCCGCTGTGATATCTGCAATCTTGCTGTCCAGCGCGGATGCAACCGCTCCTGCTCGTCCCGGCAAATTCATGGCAGCTCGCAGTGCTGCACGATTGAAGGCCTTGTAGCCGCTCACCAGCGGATACTGCTTCCATTCGTTGTAGAGATTTTCGACCTCAGGCAGCAGTCCTTCGAGAGTGGTGATCGATTCCTTCAGCTTCTCAAATTGAGGCCCATTCATGGTTGCGATGTGCTTCTGCGTCGCCGTCCAGTCGGTCTGCATTCTCGACAGGTTGGTCCCGCGAGCTGCCAGCTCCGCTCTGATTTGTGCACCGTTGCGATAGAGGCCCTGCAGTGTTGGAGGTTGCAGGCCGCTTTCAATTGCGTCCGCAATGTTGCTCACCTGATCCGGCGTCAGCGCAGTTGCTGCATTGGCTGGCCTCGGCGGGCCACCCGGCACTAGGATGTCGTAGCGACCCGAGGCCTTGTTGTACATCATCTGCCCTTTGCCGGTGGACACGGTCTTGGGCGCTGGCGCTTCGTGCGTCGGTCCACCTGCCACCGGAATGTCGTAGCGCCCCGTGTCTGCGTTGTACTGCATCGGCCCTGCGCCGGTGTTCACGGTTTTGGGTTTATCCGGCGGCTCGGTTCCCGGCACGTAGGCTTGAGCCTGCGTGTCGAACACACCGCCGCCACGCGGCAGCTGGTAACGCTCTCCGGCTGTCTTCGCACGGATCTCACCCAGTTGCGCCTGCTGCAGAAGCGCTTCCTGTTGCAGTCTCCATGGCATGAACTGCAGATTCGCCATCGCAGTCTGATTTTCCAGCCCGCCCCGGGTGAGGCCTTGCCGGATTTGCGCCTGCTGATTTTCGTACTGCTGCGCTGCTTCGTAGCCGTGGCCCAGTCCGCGCTGCGTCGAGCCGACGATTCCGCCCTCCGCCATTTTTTGTCCGAGGAACAACAGCTTCCCCAGCTTGCTGAGTCCACCCAGTGCAGCCGGGTTGGGCTCGCCGGTGACCGGACTGCGAGCCGTGAGCTGCAAATAATTCGCGTTGTGAATTTCCGGATTCGGCGCGGTCATGGTTTCGCCCGGACGGCGATAGAGCTGCGCGTCCGGATCAATGTCTCCTCCTCCTGGTAGAGGCGCGGGCGCGGGCCCGGCGGTGATGTCAGTCGGACTCATCGAGTAGCCGGGGCGTCGGAACATGGGCACCGCAGAATTCGGAAGCACTGGAGGGCCATCGGCGCTCGTGGGCGCTGTGACGTTGGGATCGGTCGGTTCAGGCGTGGGCTTCGGCCCGGGCGTGATCGCAGTAGCGGCGACGTATTTCCTTTTGGTCGGCTGACCGGTATCGGGATCGATCACTACATCGCCGCTGGTGACCGCGAGATCCTGCAGCTTCTGCTTGATCGCGGAACCGAAGCCACCGAGTTGATCGAGAATTCCCATGACTCAACCTCCGAAGAATGCGCGAGGATCGATGCGTGGCGAGAGGTAGCTCGCATCCGGCGCTTGAAATTGCTGCATGGGCGGAGCCTGAAACTGCACCGGCGCAGCTGGTCGCGGCTGCTGGCCCATGGTCTGAAGGCCCTTCCCGATATTGCCCGCCATATCGCCCAGAGCGCCGACCGCTCGCGGACCCATGGTGGTGCGGGCTCCCATCTTGGAGAGATCGCTACGGGAGTAATCGCCGGTGCGCTGCAGCTCGTCCACCGTCATGCCGGTGCCGGGCACAATCTGCGAAGGATCAAATCCTCCGCTGCCACCTTCCGCGAAACTTTTTCCCATGATCGCCTCCTAGGCCATCATCGCCGCTGAACCCAGCTGCCCGGCTGTCTGCAGCCCCTGCCCGACGAGTCCGCCCACTGTTCCCCACACGTTCGGCTTGCGCATGTTGTCGGCCTGCATGATCGACTGATTCGTGCCTGCACCAAAATTGGCCCATGCCATCGGGTTGGTCGACATGGCGGTATTCATCAGCCCCTGCGCTCCGCCTTGCTTCGCCTGCTCGTTCATCATGAGGTTTCCGGTGAGCGACTGATCGAAAGCGCGGCCTCGCGCTGCTTCCAGATTCGTCAGCATGGAATCGCGATAGCCCGAAGGCATGTTCGTGCCGTAGCGACTGGTGGCCCTGAGCAGACTGGCGCGAGCCGGAGCGAAGGCCTGCGCACTCGTGCCCGAACTGAAATCAGTCATCGCAGGAAAGAAGGGCAGGCCGGTGTTCATGCGCGTCTGATAGAAGGGCGAGACCCGGGCCCTCGCGTTGTTCATCGCGGTGATGCCCTTGGCCATTTCCGACTGCCCGGTTCCGGCAAGAGAGCCGAGGTTGGTCTGCGCTTGCGTCTGCTGTGGCGTTGGTCCGCTTCCCATAACTCACCTCACCTTGATCGTCCACCGCTTGGCGGGCTCGATCTTGAATGCCTGCATCCACTGCTCGCGATCCGGGCACGCGATCTCGCCGGTCTCTTCGAGATCGATCCGCACCAGCGCTGTGGTTCCAGCTGCGCCCTGATCGTGGAGAAAATCGTTAGCGCGTTCCACCAGCTTCTTGCAGGCCACGTTGTCGGTGAAACGGAACAGCGGGAAATCCGCCGCCAGCGCCATGCCCAGCAATCCCAGACAGCGCACGGGCCGGTCGTCTTCGTTCACTTCGCACGCTGCCCAGAGATGTTTGTAGTTCAGAAAATCGCAGGGAGCAGAGAGCTGCTTGGCGGCGTACTCCTTCGCGAGTTCGTACAGCTCGGGATCGCTCGGCGTCATCGAGCCATCGGGCTTGTAGAGCACCTGAAACACGCGCACCTTCATCGAAGATTCCGGTTCCTTCCTCCCGCCATCTCCACTGTCCACTCCGGAGGTGAAGTGGGATCGGTGGGCGCGGTTTCCGGCTTGGCGCTGCCCTGAACCTGCACCTTCGGTCCCTCGATCAATCCATTCACCGCGCACACGAAGAAGTTGTGCACCGGCGGCGCATCGGCGGTGGTCACATCCATGAACATCTGACGCGTGCCCTTGTCCTTGATCTCCATGGCGAGATTCGATTCGGTGTCCTTGTAGATCCGCCAGCCGGTGATGTTCTTGTTGATCACCGGCAGACTCCAGTTCAGCAGGATCTTCCGCGCACCAGGCTGCAGGATCACACCGCGAGGTGCGTCGGGAATTCGCGGCGTGCCGTGCGAAGTCACCTGCGTCCGGGCTGCGATGCGATTACGCAGCCGCAGCCTGACCGTCGAGTTGATGCGCAGTGGCAAAACGCTTTTCATCTTTCATCGGCCTGCAGTAGTTCCCATCAGCGGCGACACCATGAGCACGCGTCCGTAGGTCTCGACCGGCATGTGCGGTGGATCGTTCAGCGCCGTCGTGCCGTCGGCGGAATGTGACTCCAGGCGAAACCACAGATAGGCGTGGATCAGCTCGGGACGGTTGAGCGAGATCTGGTAGTGCGAATCGGAATCCTGCCCGGGAACCAGCTGCACATTCTCGCTCAGATCTTCCATGAGCAAAGGATTGGGTTGAGCGTTGAGCTGATCCGCCACAAACCACTCCACGTTCTCGTCTCCGTAGTAGTCGACGAACTGCACCGCTGTGCGGTTGGGTCCGATGTAGACCAGCGCCAGTGCATCGGCAGTGAACTCGTTGCTGTTGTCGTTGTCGCCGTCATAGAGCTGGTAGAGCTGATCGAGTGTGTCGCCTGCCCACACACGTTGATGTCCATTGCCATCGCGGACAATTTCGTGAGTGAAGTCCTGCGCCAGTTCGCCCGCGAAGACTTCCTCATAGCCCTGTCCGTAGGGCGAGCGCTCATCGCGCAAATTGAAATCGTGAATGATGGTGAAGGGTCTGCGGAAAAGATCGAGGCCCTTGATGCGCAGCAGGTCAAGCTGCTTTTCAGGAGCGCGGAAATACAGCACCTCGGTGAACGAGAGGTAGGGATCGGCGATCTTCGAGAGCAGCGCCGCTTCGTATTCGTTGGAGATGGGAATGCCCTCGGTCTGATCGGCGTTGGGCATCATCACCATCAGCTGCTTGTCCTGCGAGAGCCAGAAGGGAAGATTCTTCCAGCCGCGAGTGAAAGCATGCGCTCCCGCGATGCCTGCGTTCCATGGTCCGTTCCACAGGGTCTCGCCGGTGAGTTCGCTCAGTTCGGCGAAATCATTCGCGGTGTAGACCCAGCTGGAGCCGTCGTAGCCGAAGCCGCCGACGATGGCCTGCGCCGTGGGAAAGGTTTCAATCTTCGAGGGACTCCACGCCTGGCCGGGGTCTCCCATGAAGTCCCCGGTCATGGCATCCGCTTCCGAGCCGCTCCTCCACACAGTTGCACGCAGCCCGGCAGCGAACTTCACCCCACAGATGCGGTCGCCTTCACGCCACAGCAGGTTGAAGGCCGGAGGCTCATCGTTGTTGATGGGCAGCTCGGCTGCGCCGTCGATCTGTGATGCGGTGATCTTCAGCGTGGTCTGATCGGTGGTGAGCCATTCGCCATTGGCATGCATGATGGCGTAGGGCACCTCGCCGCCGTCGCCGGTGCGTCCGATCAGCAGCTGCCACTCGGGATCGCGCAGCGTCACCTGCGGCAGGTTGCCGAGAGTGATCGAAGTTCGTCCTGTGGGAATCACACGATTGCCGATGGCGATGCGATTGCCGATGTGGCCAGTCAGCGGGTTGTAGATGCAGGCGTAAAACTGGTAGCCGCGATCCGCAGTGTCCACGGTCGAGCCCGCGATCCCGATCTCGCCGGTGGTGTCAACGCTCGATCCCCCAAAGAAGAGCAGGTTGTTGATGGGCGGCATCGAGGTCTGATCAAAGGTGGCGCGATAGAGCACGCTCACGGTGCCGGTGACAACCAGCCCGGTCTGCACACCCGGGATCGATTTGATGGTGAACTGATGCGCACCCGGGACCGACTGCGCCTGGTAGAGGTTGCCATCGAGCGTGGGATCTCCGGTGCCCGCAAAACCCACGATGTCGCCAGCAGCCACATCAGCCCCGGATCCTGATGTGGTGACGGTTGACGATCCCGGCGAGCCGGTGACTGAAACGCATCCCAGATTGTGATCGACAGCGAAGCGCGAAGTGACATCGCCGTCGCCGGTCATGGCAATCAGCTTGTCGAGATGCTTGGTGGCAACTGCAGGCGGCACACTGGTGCCGGTGAAGTCGGGCAGCCCGGTCACCAGCAGCTGCTCGCCTGCGGGGAAAATCACGCGCCCCAGAAATGCGGGCGGAGAGAGGGCCACATCCGGATCCGCGCTCACATCCGCATCTTCATCGAAGAGCACGCAGTACACATCACGCCCGATGCTGTCGGCGGTCGATGATCCGGGAGTGATGGGCACCACGTTGCGCACTTCCGAGTTGTCGATCTTCACCGTCAGGCGCTGGCCGGTGTACCACTGGGCGTAGTTGAACTCGATGTTGTAGTTGCCCGCTGCCGGGAAGTAAATGATGAAGGTGTCGGTCGCATGCCCGCTGACATTGTTCGCGCCGATCACGGGATAGGAATTGAGCGCGGTGATGGTGTGGATGAAGCCGTCGACCGTGGGCCCGGAGATCAGAGCCGCGCTGCTGTCGATGCCGAAGAAGAAGCCATCATCGTGCTCGACCAGCATGGTGTAGTTGCCTTCGGCGGGAATGACCAGTGTCGAGGCTGCAGCCATCAGCCAGAACTGGGTGGGCATGGCAGGCCACGGATGTGGGTAGGTGCCATCGTTCACTCCGCTGCCGTCGTAGTTGGTCATCTCCAGCGGATGCTGATTCATGGAGCGCGGGTTGAACATCAAGCTGTCGCCGGTGGTGGTATGCGCCGCAGCCGGAACTGCAGGACTGGAACCGATGTTGGGATCAGCCGCGTTGAAGTAGCCGAACGCGCCGTTCATGTCGTGCGGCATGTTCCAGAAATTCAGATCGACGCAGGTGGTCGGACTCGCGCCGGTGAGGTAGGGAGCAGAGGCTCCGCCCATGGCCAGCGTCACTGCGCCCACCTGCGCGTCGCTGAGCCCGGCAGTGCCGAGCGAGAAGGTGATGCCTTCGACTTCAGCTTCGGTCAGGGCGGGCAGGCCGTACTCGCGCCACACCAGCCCATCGAAGAATTTCTTGTCGCTGCCGTTGCAGGCGTAGAGAAATCCGGTGCGCCCGAGCGCGTAGTTCCAGCGGTCGGACGAAGTCACCGGTGCGCCGTTCACTGCAGGCGTGACCACGACGTGATTGGAAAGATTCAGCGCCTGCGGCACCAGATCGATCCAGTACAGCACGTAGTCGATGCCGTCAGGAGACTGGAAGGGACAGAGAGAATGAATCATTTCAAGCCAGACTCGTCGCACTCGTGCGTTTGTTAACCGGCGAGTGCGAGTTCTCTAGTGACTTTGTTTCCATGGCGATAGCGAACCACTCGTGGCACTCGTCGCTTAAGAACCGTGCGAGTGCGACGAGTGATATCACATTTTTGTTATACCGCCCACACCGGGATCGGCATGCCGGTCCAGAACGCCGCTGTCGTAATCGCGGTAAGTGCTCCCAGAGTTGCGGGCATCACATTGCCGCTGGTGGAATTGGCTGCCGTCGCCAGCAGAGGATGCACCGCGTTCAGCATGACCAGCTCCTGAATTGAGGTTCCGCCGGAGCTGAAGAAGACCGGGCCCGTCGGCGTCGCGCTGGTAGCCGAGCAGGCGAAGTAATAAGTACCAGGCTGCAAGGTCACCGGCGCGAAGCTCACCGTCTGCAGCGTCGAGATCGAACCATCAAACAGGCAATCGACCAGCTTCGCGCCGCTGGCGTTATAGAGGCCGAAGCTGAAATGCGTAGCCGCTGAGGTTGCGGACAACTTGTAGGAGCATGACGACAGCACCCACGTCGCTTCGAGAACGAACTGGTAGACCACCACCTTGTCGGCAGTGGTGCCGGTGATCGCGGCGTTGGCGTTCTGGTTCTGGAACAGACCGACGTAGCCCATACCCGCGCCGCAAAAAAATCCCTGCCCGGAAGTTTCCAGGCGCACGCCACCGAAGGGAACCCAGATCGCTCCGTTGTAGTAATAGAGCTGGGCGTCCGACTGGTTGTAGGTGAGCCAACCTTCTTGCGGCGCGAAAAAATCCCACGCCGAGGCGCTCAGGTTCTGCGTTGACCAGTAGGCAATCGCGCCGTCGTGTCCGCTCCACGTGCCGGTCGCGCCCACGCCCACGATGTAGGTGTCGCCGTTTGCCGGAGACACCGGGGGAATGGTGAGCCGCCCGAGCACGTTCGACTGCACGAGCGCCTGCAGCGAGCGCAGCATCTGGTTGCCCTGCGCGAGGTAGCCATCGCCCAGCGCCGCGCCAACCATCACTCCGATCTTCGGTCCAGTGAGAACGGCCATTTCTTACCCCCAGTAAATCGCCCACGCAATGCCCCAGCCCTGCGCATTTACCGGGCTGGTGGGAATCAGCGTGTAGCCATTGCGCAGCTGCAGATGCCCGTCCTGCTTCGGCACCCAGTTGCGCAGCAGCAGGTATCGGTTCTGCGGCATGTTGACCGGGTTGGAGCGGCTGTCAACGCCGCCGCCCGGCACCGGATCATCGACGGGACGAATCGGGCTCATGTGCTCCTGACGTAATCGTTCTGATCGAAGTCGCGATACTCGGTGACGTGATCAGAGCCGAAGTCTGCCCACACCTGGTTCTGCAACAGCAGCCGGTCGTATTCCTTCTCGACCGTCATGTACTTGGCCGCGCCCTCGCCGATGGTGAAGCGCAGCAGTTGCAGCTCCAGCTTCTTGCAGAGCAGGTGATGCAGATAGCCGGGCACCAGCGGAATGGTGTCGTCCTGCTTGACCAGCTGCGGATTGGGGCAGGCCCAGTAAGAGATCCGCATGCTGTAGATCTGATCGGGCACGGGGGCCACGTTGAAGGTCAGGAACGGTTGCATGAAATAAACCTGCGGCTGCGCAGAGGGCGCAGTCGAATCCAGCAGGCGATCCTGTTCATCGACATCGAAGACCGGCGTCAGCTCTACCGGATCCACCGAAGGCGGCTTGAGCAGGTGCACGCCGTGCTCCTGAAACAGGTGCATGTCCTGCATGTTCATCAGCAGCGGATCGGTCATGTCGTAGGCGGACTGATCCGCGATCAGATCGAAGCGCTTGGTCTTGCGTCGCCAGGGCCAACGGAATTCCAGACAGAACTCCTGCAGCGCGGACAGGAACTCGCTATCGAGATCGAGCTTCTTCGAAGCGCGGCGGTCGGTGCGCCGGTCGGCTACATCGATCAGCTCGGATCTTTTCCATCCGCCCAGTGGCGGAACCGGTGAGGTCGCCATTTATTTCACCTCGCGTTCGAGAACTTCAGCGCGTTGCTTGATCTGCATGTGCTTGCCGTCTTGGGTCTCGCCGATATAGAGCACGTTGTAGATCCCGGCAGGAGGATCGAAGCTGCCGGGGATGGTGCATTGATAGGTGCCGGGCTGCGTCCCGCTCTCCGTCATGTCGACGCCGTCGAAGTTTCCATCCACTGATTCGCCGTCCGAGTCGACCAGGTAGGCGGTGATCTCGGCTCCAGAGATCAGTTGGGCGGTGAGGGCGTCGCGCACATTCGGCAGCGTCAGAAAATTGTCGTTGGCCTTGTAGAAGATCAGAGGAATCGCCATGGATGCTCCACAATGGTGTGCGGGATCGAGATCACAACCGGTCTAGATTCCGATGTGCCGCACCGAACCGATGGCACCGACTTCGAAATGCTCACCGCGACTGCAGCCAACGACCAGCCCGCATCGCAGTAAAGCACTCCCAGCGCTTCGGGAATGTCGAGTGCGACGGCAGCGACCGCGTAGCCGGGATCGCAAACGATCTCGCCGTCGTAACAAATTCCACCGCCCCACGGCTGCCCCCACGGGCTACCCCACTCGCCGTAGCAGGCCATTTACCCCGCAGCCTTCTGCCCCTTCTTGGGAATGAAGGCCAGCTTGTCGAAATCGAAGGCCACGTCCTCGAAGTTGAGTTCATGCGCCTTCGCCAGCTCGCGCAGATGCTCCAGCGTCGCGTTGACCTTGGCTTGCAGATCCTGCTGCAGCACGACGTATTGCGCTTCCACCGTGATCTTGAATTCCTGCTGTTTGATCTTCGCCCGCAACTCTTCTACTTCAAACTTGCGAGTAGCAAGTTGCTCTGCTTCGTTCAGTTCGGCCAAAATTTCCATGTGATTCAAAACTTGCTCCACCAGCGAACCGAGTTGAGGAGATACGAAACCGTGCCCGACGATGCGGTGCACTGCGTGATGGCGAACATGCCGGTGTTGGCTGTGGGCATGCCAGTGGACGCAGCAGCCATCGTGACCTTCAGTACGCCATCGATGTAGAACAGAAAATTTCCGCTCGCGTCCTGAGCGATCTTGAATTCGTGCCAGGCGGTGTCCTGTGCCACGCCGGTGGAGGTCGCAGTGAAAGTTCCAGTGGCGGTGCCGACATAGGCCATGAAGTTGGTGTCGGTGCCCTGCACGAAACGGAACGCAATGGTCGAGCCATTGGGATTGGTCACGCCCAGTGCAGCCGCTTCCAGAGCCGAGAAACCGAACCAGAAAGTTCCGTTAGTGACGGTGTTCAGTGCGCCATAAAAAGTGAACTGGGCAATGATGTTCTTGCAGGCCTGCACCGCAATCGCATCTTCGGCCAGCGTCGACGATCCCGCCGAGGCGCTGGTCGAGATGTAGCTGGGAGGATTGCCCGCGCTCACCGCGCTGTTATTCACCGCGAATGTGCCGCCCAGATGCGACCACATGCTGGGATAGTTGTTGCCCGCTCCCAGAGTGGCCGAGCCGTTGAAGATCAGGCTGTGCATGGTTCCGCTGGGCGGCGGAGTCGCGGGCGCTGCCACCCATGCAAGGCCGGTGCCGGTGGAAGAGAGCAGGTTTCCGCTGGAGCCGACTGAAGCCGCTCCATCGGTGATGGTGGTAGGAATGGCGGTGGCACATCTCAGCTTTCCCACACTGTCCACGGACATCACGGTGAGCGAGACTCTGCCTACTTCAGCGTGTGACGCTTGCGTTCCATGCGCTGTGGGGTCGGTGAACGTCAGTGTCGTTGCTGATGCGGTGGTCAGAACCACTGATCTTCCATTGAGCCATGTTGCCGTAGTCAACCCCTCAAGCAGCACCGTTTGACCGGCGACAGCTTTGTTGTTAACCACAGTGAGCGTCACAACGCTGCTGACGTCTTCCGACACGTTCGTGATGCCGCAAGAGTTCTGGAACTCTGCAAGACGTGCGTTGCTGCCGAGGAAGGCGGTTTCGAGAACGTTGACCTGCAAGCCTGTGTAGTCCCCGCTTGCAGTGCCCGTCTCGTTGACAATCATGTTCACGCCAGCACCTACAACTTTGACGGGGCTGGTGGTCGGGGCGAAGTTCAGGGTTCCCAAAGTTGTGTAGTTGATGGGGTTGCCCAGAGCGACCCCATACTGGACTCCGATACCAGATTGAACAGGGTTGGTGAAGTTAGCTTGGTTTCCTAGCAGTACACCAGCACCAAACAACTGTTGGAAGCCAATCACATGTACAGCATGGCCCGACGCTTGGACTACGAACCCTTGAGCGTTTCCGAATAGGTTACCAATCGGATTGGTTTTTAGCTGCCAGTTGACAGCATCCACTGTGGCCCCACTCGGCAGTGCAAACGTCAGCGCACCTGTAGTTCCGGTGTGCGTCAGTGCCAGCTTGCCGGTGCCGTTGGTCCCGCTGGCAATGACGTTCTGAATCGTCCACTTGTCTTCTGCCGATGCTGAACCTGTCCAGTACTGACCGGAGAACGTTTCCGTTGGTGAGGACTGTGGTACACCTGAGGTCGCAGCCGTAGGGTTGGCATATCTCGGTGAACCTGTGTTGTCAACAGAAAATCTTGAAACAGAACCAACCTGCAAGTCCAGCAGGAAGTTTCCGGTTGCAGCTCCCACTGCCGTCTCTGTGACGTTCAGCTTGATGCCGGTGTAGGTGCACAGGGCGTGCTGTGTTCCGGTGGCGGTTTCACCGCCGGATGCGACGTGGGTTGTCCACCCTGAACCGGTGAGGGTCACGCTGGTGTTGACGACGACCGCCGCAATCGTCCACGAACCGTTGAGCTGCAGGTTGTTGGCGTTCACGAACCCTGCCACCACGAACCCGGTCGCACCAACAGTCAGGCCGGTCGTGCTGGCGCACAGCAGGACTGCTTGGGTGGATGAGTTGATGGTGGCCGAGGTGAAGGTGACTGTGGCGGTAGGGACGTTGACCACCGGAGCGATGGACAGGGCGTTGAGCTGCGCATTGCCAAACAGCGGTGCGATTGCCACTTCTCCGATAGCAGAACCGCTGGTCCCTGTTCCGATGCGAACACCCGAGGTTTCGCCGGTGGTCGACAGCAGGTTGCGGTTGTTGCCGTTGTCATGCCCCAGCTGTACTGCGGCACCCGAAGCCACGTTGCTCACACAGCCCGAGATGGTGATCTGCTGAAGTGTGGTGCCGAGGTTGTTGTTGCACCTCAGAGACAGTCCTCCAGCGTGGAGAGCTTGCAGGATTCCGGAATTGAACAACGTCCCGTTGTTGTCACTGTCCAGATTGATAGCGAGATCAATGTTGCTGGAGGCGGTGAGGTTGGTGCAGATGTCAATCGTCTGCGTGCCGGAGCCGGTGATCGTCGGGCCCGTGGTGCCGACCATGCGGATGCGCCCGGGCGTGATCAGCTGCGTCTGCCCCGTGCTCCCCGTGTGCCCGATGGTCAGCGAGCTGGTGCCATTGGTGCCGCTGCCTACGACATTCTGCAGCGTCCACGAATCCGTTTGTGACGCGGCTCCATCCCAATATTTCCCATTGAGATTCAGAATCGGTGACGACTGCGCCGTGGCGAGGACTGCTGCCGTGGTGTTGGCTAGCGTCCAGTTGACTGCCGAGGTGTGATTGAAGGTGGAATCGTTCGCGCCATTGGAGAGAGTGAGCGCGGCGGTGGCGTTTTGCAAATCGCTCCACGCACCGGAGGTGGCGAGCGCCGACAGGCCGAGATCACTCGCCGTGATGGTGACGTTCGACGAGAGCGCATGCCCGTTCACCGTGGTGGTTTTCGGGACGAGTAAGGCCTCTGCTGCCAGAGCGCGAGTCTTCTCGACCGCGACCGCCGCATCGCTGTACGCGGTCGTGGAAAGTTTGGTAGAGCTGTCGAGCGCGAGCTGCGTGGTGGCGGTGGTTCCGTTAGGCAGTGCGCCCACGCCCAGATCGTTCGCCGCAATCGTGATGTTCGAGGACAGCGCGTGTCCGTTGACCGTGGTGGTCTGCGGCACCAGCGCCGCGAGATCGCTGGTCAGGTTGACGATGTCACCTTCGACCAGAATCACATCGCCGGTTTTTCCGGCAACGCTCGACACGCCACCCGCAGGCGCTTCCAGCTCGAACCAGTTGGCCAGCACCGAGGGCGGTAAGTCACCTAAGATGAAATTCGCATTGATGTCGGTGCGGATCGCGGTGTCGCCAACGTGCGCGGGCAGGGCCAGCATCTCGGCCTCGCTGGCCACGATGTAGGGCTGGTTGCCTCCGGTGCCGGGCGGGAGTTGAGCGAGATCAATGAGCCCGCTCGCATCCAGCCCGGCGTATCCGTTGGCAACGTTTTTGTTGGCGAGTTTTTCGTCCAGCGCGTTCTGCGCATCGACGTAGGCCACATCCGCAGTCGCATCCAAGTTGTCAAAGTTTCCATCAACCAGAGCATCCCAGTTGATTTCCGCATGAGCAGGCTTGTACAGACCACGGACTGGAGTGACGGTCCCCATTTATTTCTTCTTGGCGATCACGGCTGCTTTCAGCGGGTTTACCTGCGGGCCCGAATCGGTAGCTGTTCCAGTGTCGATCTCGGCAACGACCGCTTCGCCTTGCGTGCAGACCACATCGAGCGTGGCCACAATGTCGCGCTGCTGGTCAGAGTCGGGATCGCCGTCACACGTGAAGGTGATCAGCACGGGAGTGTTGTTCGCTCCCGAAACTCCGTAAATCGTCGCCTTGAGTTCATCTACCGGTGCCGCTGCCTGCATGACTTGCACGGCAGTTTCATCCGAAGTCGTCCACTTGGCGGTGCCCTTCTGATAGGCTGCGGGATTCCCCGCAGCGGTTTTCAGTGTGACTGTGGCATCAACTTGCTGTCCTTCTCGCAGTTCCATTTTCTTGATCCTCCCGGTGATCGTGAGCCCGTTCGGACCCGCAATCTGTTCGAAGTAGCATTCTGGTGTGACACCCATGAAATCGCGGATGTCGGAAAAGATGTTGACGAGTTCATCGAGTTGGTACTCGCTGATGGCGGGGACGAACAGTGCATTTTGTTTTGACAACGCGACACCTCTTAGTCCGAGACCGGTTCTGCCTCCTCCTCTGCATTCACATTCACTTCTTCCAGCTCTCCACCACATTCCGCATCGAGGGGGCCGCAGAAGTCATCGAGGCCGTAGGGATACCAGCCGATATGACCGCAGCGCACTGTCGTGTCGACAAAGATTTTCAGGCCGGTTCGCATGGCCTTGTAGCAGAAGGAAATGTCCTCTCCGTATTCGCCTTCTCCGGCAGGATGCTTGAGAAATTCAAACCACCACTGGTTGCCCGTCTTGGCCGCGTCGGCGCGGCGCTGCTTCTCCACCTTCTCCAGCAGTGCGCCGCGCAGGCCGAACCAGTCGCGCTCGTGGCGGCAGCTGAGGTAGTACTCGCCGATCACATCAAACACTTGCCGCCGGATCAGCATGAAGCCGGGGCCCACTGCGCCCACTTCGACCAGACCGTCTTTTACCAGGCGGCCATCGGGAGATAGGCCGCGCCAGTCCTTGGCGGTGCGGTAGGTTTTTTCCTCGGGGTAGTAGACGCGAAAGTTGGGCGTGGGCGGATCCTGCCGCACCGTGCAGCCGCCCGCGATGATGTCCTTGTCCCAAGCCAGCAGCTTCAGCAGCGCATCCTTGGGCGGCGTGATGTCGTCGTCACACAGCAGCGCGTAGTCGTAGTGCTGTTTGGTTTTCTGCATGCGCAGGACGAGATCGTTGCGCACCCAGTGCACGCAGCTCGAACTGATCCCGTTATCCGGAACCACGATGCACTGACCCTTGGAGTAGAGCATCATGTTCTGCACCGCCTGACTCATCTGCGGTTTGGGAATTCCGCTGTGCGTCGGAGTGAGCAGGCGGATCACGGGAATCTTCTGCTGCTCGGCATCGTCCACGAAAACGAAGTTGAGCCCGAACTCCATGCGCAGGGCTTCGCGGCCCTCGGGCGAGGCAATCAGGTTGCGCACCTTCTTGCGCTTGTGTTCGACCACCGTCAGTTTGAGTTTCTCTCGCTCTCCAACATCGGCTTCAGGCATTCATTTCCCCAGCGAATCGCGGCTCGTAGTTCATCAGACGTGAGGGGCTCGGTGCGGCGCAGGGCCCGCTTGCGCTCCTTGCGTTCCTCTTCCGGTCCCCGGTCCCAGCCCGCGACGGTGTCGGAAATCAGTTCATCCTTGGCGCGGTACACGTCATCCTTGCCCCGCTTGTAAAGATTGGGCATGGCGGCAGGCCCAGGCCAAAGCTTCAGGTCGGTGGGCATGTGGATCACGCCGTCGAAGGATTCCGGCGAGCAGTGCGGGCACACTTCCTGCTTCAGCTCGCCGGAAGGCTCAAAGGTGGAGCGAGAGCGATTGGTCTCGCTGCCGCAGCTAGCGCACGCCCACGGCATTGGCAGCTCCGGTCTTCGACTTCTTCACATCCTCCAGCAGGATGTTGTTCTCGCGGATCTGGCGACGGGTGTCGTCCAGTTCGGCGTTGGCTTTGGTGAGCTGCTGATCCTTGGTGAGGTAGACCTTGTCCCAAGCCTGCTTGCCGCTTTCGCCGAAGTGCATGCCGAGCTTGTGATCGAGGTAGTACTGCTCTTCCGGATCGTTGGTTTCATAAGTGCCGCCGGGATCGAGCGTGATCAGAACGCCGGGCTCGCGAGTGATCATGCCAGTGACCTTGTCACGCACTTCGAGATCGGGCTTCAGGTTCAGGCTGAGCTGGAACAGGCGGCGCTCGCGCTCGTTCTGAATGTGGGCTCCGCCCAAGTGGTAGTACTTCTTGCCCACCACCGTGTGCTTGCCCGGCTGCTTGGGGCAATCAAAATCGGGATAGCTGAAAGCATTCCCGCAAGTTTCACAAATAGCTGTCCAGTCCGCAGATGCACTTTTCATTTTGGGATTCCTCGAATAGAAAAACGAAGGAGAGCAGGCCACCCCCGCTCTCCTTCAACTAGGAGACAAGCAACCATTGGAGGAACACTCGTCCTCAGGCGTAGTCGCCCACGTCGTACAGCCGCGAGTGTCGTGCCTGATGCCAGATCCTCCACCCGGCTTGGGTGTAGACCAGATCCTTGATGACCTTGGGATTGGTCTTGTCGTAGTCGAGGATCATCTGGGTGTCGTTGTTGATGCCGTTCTCAACCAACGGGCAATACTCCACGCTCGGCAGATCGATCCCGTAAGCCTCGTCGACCGCGCCGCCGTCCATGTTGTAGTTGTTGGCGATCATCCAGGTGCCGTTCGAGGTCACGAAGCGCTTCAGCGAAACGCCAAAGACTTTGTCCTCCGCCCGGGTGAGCTGCTTGTTGGCGGCGAAATAATCCAGCGCCTCTTTGACGATGGGAGCCGCCATGAACAGTTTCTCGGGCGAGCCGTAACGGAAGGCGAAGCGCGAGTACTGCATGAAGACTTTCAGGGTCATCGGGGTGGAGGTGCCGCCCGCATCGGTGTTGAAGGTGGAGATGATCGAGCGCAGCCCCATCGTGGTGTAGCGCGATGAAGTTCCGCTGAGCGTCTCGGTGTAGCTGGCAAACAGACCAGCGTTCTCGATCTCCAGCTTCTGTCGGCGCATGCCCAGCATCTGCAGGCGGGGCCGCTCTGCGCGGTCGCCGTAGACGCGGGTGGATGCCGCCGTGCGGGTGAGCTGGATGGGCCACTCAAAGATCTGCGCCGCGCTGGTCTTCGGGTTCTTCGAAGGAGCGCGGGGCACATCAATCGGGCCCGCCTCAGTCTGCGCCACACCCAAGATCTTGAGGATGGTGCCGGAGCCCACGGCGTTGGCCGAGGTCGAAGCAAAGCCGCGAGTGACAGTGATGGTGTTGGTGCCGACCGCACTCACCAGCACCAGTTCATCGATGGTGGCGGAGACGTTGGCACTGGCCACCTGCACCACATCGTTCACTCCGAACAGGGTGGCATCGGTGACCGTGAGGCTGCCCGCGCCCGAGGTAGTGGCCACCGACACAGTCGTGGTCATGACCAGATCGGCATCCTCGAAGAACTCGATGCGAGGTGAGTAGACGTTGACTTTCCGCTTGCTGTTGTTGGTCAGCACGTAGAGCGGCGTGCGGTCCACCTCCAGCAGCAACAGCCGCGTCGAGACATCACGAACGTTCGAAGTCTCGGTCGTGGCAAAGGTTTGGAAGGAAGAAATTTGGTGAGTCGGCAAGTGATTCTCCTCGACCGACGCTCAGCGATTAGCGCTTGGGCATATAGCGGCTGACCGGTCTAGTGTCGTTGTTGGTGCGCATGATTTCTGCGTCCAACGCCTGCATCACCGGATCGTCATCGCCTCCGCCTGTCGCTCCCCGTCCGAACGTCCTGTCTGTTGGTCGCCCCGCTCCCAGCGCTCGCCCCGCGTTGCGTTTCCGCTCGGCTTGGCCTGCCAGCTTCCGGCCTGTCTGCACTGCCTGCGCCACTACCGCCGGTGAAACTTTCTGCCCGGTCATCATCTTGGCTAGAATGGAATACTTCATACGCGCCTGATCGTGCTGCGGCAGGACGCGTCCACTCGGATCGCGAAAGACCATCTCCATGAAGCCCGGTATCTGCCCGGCTGCTGCCCGCGTGGCCTGCTTGAATTGTTCCGAGCCGTACTGCGGCAGGAACCGGCCTCGCGGATCGGCCTCATTGCGCACCGAGTCCCACTGCATCGCGTACATCTGTTTTTCGTACACGCGACTCGATCCCGGCTGCACCATTTCAAGTGCCTCGGGAAGGATCAGTGGCAACACGGTGTTGATGAGATCGACAGCGGCAGACGCCAGCGTCTTGCCAACGGTGGGCGCATTCGCTACCAGCGCCTGCAATTCCTGCTTGTCCTGCGGGGACAGGTTGGGATCGCTGAGCCGGTCGACGTTCACGCCAAAACCTTTGAGCAGGTCGAGTCCCAGTTGCTTCTGAGAAACTGGATCCACGACCGCTTCCACCATCTGGTTGATGCGCTGGTAATAGGCTTCCCGGAGCTTGGCCGGGTCTTGCGGTATAGCTGCTGCCTGCGGCTCTACTTCCTCAGCGGTTTCGAGGGTTGGTTCCTCTTCCTCTTCGGTCTGCAGGGCTCGCAGTTGTGCATATTCCTGATCGGTGTTGATCTTGTCGACCAGCAGCTGCTTCATGTCGTCGGGTGTGTCCGCCGACACGAGAGCTTTCCAGGCAGTCGGATAACGTCGCTGGTAGTCCTCGGCTTCGCGCTGGGTCAGATCCTTAAGCCAGTCCTCAACGGTGGGCTGTTCGGTCTCTCCCGCTTGCGCCTCTTGGCTCTCAACTGGTTGTTCCGGCTCGGCAACTTCTCCCTCTCTCGCTTCCTGCTCTTCGCTGGGTTCGGGACTTTCTTCCGAAGAGTCAAAGCCCAGATCGGGTTCGTTGCCTAGAAGGGTTGCGTACGGATTGACTGTTTCCGGCGATCCTGACTGCGGTTGGTTCGCAGTCTCATTCGCTTCTGCGGCCATGGTTTACTCCTCACTTCACTGCGGGTTGGTTCCGCAGCAAAACTTCAGCTTGAGACCGCGACATCCTGCGCGACGGCGAACTCCAGCAACCTCCAAAACTCGTCATAGGCCAGCGCCCGGGCGGCGTAGTCGGCAGCCGCTTCCGGATTGCGCGGCACCGTGGCCATGTTGGCGGCGCACATCGAGCGCCAGTGCTCGGCCTGCTCACGCACGAACACATCGAGGCCTGCCCGCACCGGCGATGATTCATTGAGGAAATTCATCACCGCCGTGCGCTGCATCTCAGTCCAGTTCATCAACCTTTTCCGTTAGGTTTCGACGACGCAGGCGAGCCCGGCAGCTGCGCGTTGGCGGCATCAAGCCCCGCCTTGTCCACCTGCATAGAGCGCTGGTGCGCCTGATCGATCAGCTGCTTGGTCAGATCGCGAGCGTGATCTTGCGCCGCCGTCGAACTTTCCTGCTCGTGTTGCGCCGCCTGCTGGGTGCGCTGCTGCGCTCCCTGCAGCGCGGTCTGTCTGGTCTGGTGGGCGTGATCGAGCAGCTTTGAAGTGGTTTCGTGGGCGTGATCCGCGCCCTGCATGGAAGATTCGTGCAGCATCTGCATTCCATCCTGCTCATGCTGCGGCGGTGAAAGCATGTTGTCGGCAGCGTCCGCCATATCGCTGGTGCGCACCACCGACTGCGCCTGATCACGCTCGACCAGCTCCTGACTGGGCTGCATGCCCAGCAGGGGAAGAATCTGGTTCACAAGATCGGCGGGCATCTTATCCAGCGGCACGTTGAAATTGATGTTGCCCTTGATGGGCGGCGGCGGGGACTGCGGCGGCGCGAGGAAGTCATCCGGGTTGCCGATGCCGCGAATGGTTTTCAGCTGGAAGCGCACGATCTTCTGGGGATCGAGCACTCCCGGGCTGGCGGCGGCGGTCTGGGCCAACTGCGCTACCGCCGCCTGCTTCAGCTCGTCGTCCACCGCGAGATAGCTCCCGGCCTCGGGCTCGACTTCGTAGTCCTCCTGAATTTCCATGGGATCGAGGCGGATCGCCACCGTCTTGCCGTAGCGATCCGACAGCGCCCACTGCGGCTTTACCGCCATGGCCGCGATGCTGTCACTCAGCTCCGGCGGGAAATTCTTTTTCTCGATCTCCCACGGATCCTCGGCTGCCTGCTGGTTCATCCACAGCTTCTTCATGCCCAGCTCGCGCAGATAGAGATTGCGGTTGTCGAATTTGAATTGCGTGAGTGCGTCGGCGGCCTTGGAAGCGAGAATCGCAGTGGTGGCGGTTTTTCCCGCCTGCGGATTATCGGCGGTCCCGGCGTCCGCCGAAGTCATGGAAGGCTCGCACATGGTCATCATGCGCATCACCTGCGCCTCGCGCTCGAATGCGCCCGAGGGCAGCGGCGGCTCGGTCATGGGCTTCACGCCGTTCAGATTGCTCACCGTCAGCTCGCGGAACAGACCGCGCACCACGATGTCGGGCTGGATCTCCATACCCGCCTGCTTGAGGATGAAAGGCTTCAGCAAATTCGTGATGTAGTCGAAGTTCTGGGCCACGATCAGGTTGTGCATGGCGTAGAGGTGCCGCACCAGGCGCGGGGTGGAATCGCCGAAGGCCGACATCAGATCGGGCATGGGCACGCACTCGGTGTAGGCGTACTTGCCGTAGAGATCCCAGGGATAGGGCATGCGGCCCAGCGCTTTGTCGCGGTACTTCTCGCTCACCCACGTGATCCACATGCGCCCGTCTTCTTCGTCCATCGCGTGCTGCTCCAAGATGTCGTACTTGGGGCGGACCCGCAGATTTTTGGGCAGGCGATACTGCTGTTCATCCTGCTTGCCCACGGCACCGAAGAACATGTCGCGCAACTCATCGGGGCGAATCTCGATATCAGGTTCCATGGAGAGCAGCTCCTCCACCGCATCGCCGTCAAAGGCGCGGCACTCCACGCCGGTATCGGGATCCTCGTAGGTGAGGTTCATCTGCTTTTTCAACCAGAGATCGTTCTCCCGGTACTGCTCGATGGCGTAGTCGGACTGATCGAGAGTGAGCGCGAAAGGCTCGATGAACAGATTGCCGTTGAAGACCCACTGCACGATGGGGCCTTCGTACTTCTTCACATCGGTGGGCACATTCACGTTGACCCCCGACTTGCCGATGTAGAGCGACAGTTCGTCGTCGTCCATGTCGGGGCCAAGTTCGGTGACCGCTGCGTTGATTTCTTCCGAAGGTGCGCCCTGCGCTTTCATGATGGAAGCGCGGTCGCGGAAGACCACCTTGTCGTTCTTCACAATCGCCCGGCGAAACATCATGGTCCGGGCCAACGTGTCCCACTTCAGTTTGGTGTAGCCGTAGCCGAAGGCCTCCGAGGCCAGCATCAGGCGCACGTCCTGCTGGTTCTCGTTGGAGCGTGCGTACTGCTGCATGGCCAGAGCGCTGAGCATGTCCGCGATCTGGGGATCGCCGCCGATGTAGTGCAGGCGGTAAGGCTGCGCCGTCATGCGGGCCGCATTGCGCCGGTAGATGATGTTCAGATCCGGCATGGCCACGTTGGTGCGAGCCTTGTCTTCTTCCTTCAGCTCGTTGCCCGCGCTGTCGCGTTTGTAGATGGGCGAGGTGCGGCACTTGATGCCCTGCCACACCGTGGTCAGTTCGTCCCATAAGTTTTTCCTCATCCACTTTCGCGATTCATCGCGGCGCTGGATGATGTCAGTTACAAATTTGTGTTCGACCACGTCAGTAGGAAAAGCCCTCGACTAGCGGGCGGAAGGTTGTCTCCATGGCTTCCGCCTTGATGAAGATCGGGTTCGACATTTCGATGTAGCGCAGTAGATCGGTCATGTGATTACGCACCGCCACCGGCTTGCCGGTGGGATCCTGGCGCTCCACCTGAGTAGGCGTGAGCCGCTGGCGGCGATTGTTTTTGAGCTGGAAGATCAGCTCGGGACAGCGGTCCTCGAAGATGTGAATACGGCTGCGAGTGCGATACTCGCCGTCGTTGCCCATCACCTCGATGGGTTTCAATCCCATATTCACCAGCTCGATCCCCACCTGCCGGTCCTTCTTGGCGTCGGAGAAAAAGGGATGGCGCAGCTCGAGGTTGTACATGTGCTGCTCGTAGCGCTGCTGATAGTTTTCCTGCTCGGGATCATCGTTGGAGCCTTTGCCGAAAGCCCGGGCGGCGTAGTCGATCACGCGTTCGAAAATTTCTTCCTCGAACTTTTTGCCGTCGGAGTTTTCCGGATTGTCCTGGGACTCGAGATACTTCAGCGCTTCCACATACTCCTGAATTCGTGGCCCCCTCTCATCCTGCGGGCAGGGACCGGGCTTGCCCAGCAGGGCTCCCCCTTCCCAGCGGAAGCAGGACTTGGAGGGCCACAGCTCGCGGTAGTACCAGCGGTCCCCCCAGGGGTCAGTGGCACACCACAAGAAGGCGTGCGCAATCCCGGGATGAGGATCGACTCCCATGCGCCGGGTCCAGCGCGTCGGAATAGGAAACGATTTCTCCACCGTGGCCTGCTCCTCGAACTGGAACAGCAACGCACCCAGCGCCGCCTCAGCATCAATTTCATATTCCTTCAAGTACTGGTTGGGATCGGTCATCGCCTTGTAGGCGGCGAGCGCCCAAGGCGACAGCGAACGGTTGATCTCCGGCACCAAGGTTTTTTCGCCGTCCCCCTTGAAGGGATCGGCGCTGTAATGCAAACGCGCCACCGTGATGCCGTGCTGGTTTTTCCAGACCTCCATCCCGGGATGGGGATAGGAGACCGCGTTGTCCGGGACCATTTAGGCGACTACGTCTTCCACCAGCATGGTGCCCTGACGAACCACGACAATGGCAGGCGCAGGAAACTTCTCGGTGATCACCGCATCGAGCTTGCTCTTGGCCTCCTCCCAGCTAGTAGCCACCACACGAACTCCGATATCGCCGCCCGAGGGAGCGACCGGCAGATCGGGATAAGCCACGCTGTAGCTGAATCCGTACACGCTGTTGACCGGCTCGGGAGCATCCTTGGCTGACTTACTGGACTGCGGAGTGCTCTCGGGCTTGTGGGTGGGCGTCGGTGTGTGTGTAGTAGTCGTAGTCATTTCACTCTCCGTAAAAGGGATTTCGTTTTTTCTGTTCGTGGTACTCACAGTTGCCGCAGCGGAACGCGCTCACGCTGCTGTTTTCCGGTTCGAAGTAATTGCAGCAGCCCAGTTCCATGCTGATCCCGCCCTTGACCTCGACCTTGCCGCAGTCTGCGTCCTTCCGCGCTCCGGCCAGCTCCATGTAGCCGGATTGCGCTTGCGGAATTTTGTCTACGGCCACGGCACCTGCGTCCCCGGCATGATTCCCGAAGCACCGGCGGCGAACGTCTCCATGGCATTGCGATCCGCCTTGAACTGATTGGCAATCGCCACCAGCTGCGGATTCGAGGGTGGAATATGTCCCGACATTCCGCTGGTCGCAAACCAGTCGCCCGTCGTCAGGTTCACGGTGACGGTGATTTTCGGCGGATAGTTCCCGGCATTGATGTTGCCGCTCTGGATCGTGCCCTGCACCAGTTCGAAGCTCACGGTGTTGGCGAGAAAGTCCATGGAGAAATGACTCTCTCCTCCGGTCGTGTTGTTCTCGATCTGAGTGCCGTTGACCACAACCAACGACCCGGTGGTAAGCGTGATGCTCATGGCCGATCACTCTCCATAGAACGCATCCGGCTTTTTCTTTTTTCGTGCCGGTAAATTTTTTCGCGGCGTGGCGGCGAAGTCGTGCAGCTGCTGGTGCGACATTTTCAGCAGTCCCTGATTGCGGGCGTACAACTTTCCCGGAGCGTGCTCGGCAATCGCCATCGCCTTTTGTTGCGCGGCAGAAACAGCGGGCATAAAAACTCCCTAGACCAGAGTCGTAAACAAAGCACCGTCCGGATTGCAGGTAAGCTGAAAGGTGTTGACGTGCGCCCCCGGCTGTCTAGTCAGCGAGATGTAAACCGCACCGTTGTTGGGATTGATACTGAAACCATCGCTGGTCACATACATCCCGGCCTTCTTCGACTGGTTCACCAGCATCGCCCCGTCCACATTGAAGGTGAGCCCGGTGGTGGTTTTTTTAGCAGCTCCCGTGGTCTGCGAGACGTAGAGCGAGCCATCAGGGTTGAGCGTCACCCCCTTGCTGCCTATGAAAGCCCCCGCCTGCCTGGTTAAAGAGGCCATCAGCGAGCCATCCGCAAGCACGGTGAATAACCTCGAAGTCTGCATCAGTACTCGCCGAACATGGCGTTGGGCGCGGAATTCATGTTCTTCGATTTTCCGAAGCCGTATTTCTTGTTGGCCAGCTTTCGCGTGCGCTGATAGGCAGGCTTGGTGGTCGAGCGCGGCACGTTGTCAAACGACGGCACCATCTTGTTCATGTCCCAAGTCAGGTTGCCGGGATCGCCGGGTGCCTTCAGCGTCTGGGGATCGGGACCGGCAGTGCCCTTGTCGGCGGAGCTGCCCTTGATGTTGAGCACCGTCGAAGGTCCGGGCACGCCGCGAGGCTTCGGCAAATTCAGGCTGGAAGGACCGGGCGCACCCGGTCGTGGAGCGCGAATGGGCGCGGAGCTGGGCACGCCCTTGGGGCGCGGCGTCGAGATCGCGCCCAGATGGGGAACCCCTTTCTTGGGAGGCGTGTTAGCGGTGCGTCCGCCTGCCGTGTTGGCCTCCGCGCCCAGTCCGGGAATGCGACCGACTCCAAGTGATTGCATGGTGGATGCTCCTCCTCCGAGCCGTTTCTGCAAATGCGGTTTCAGATGCACCGGCGTGCGCGGCGATGAGATCGCCCGGCGGATGCCGCTCATCATGTGATCTTGCTGACTGGGATGTCCGAACGCCATGGCTCAACCTCCGAAAAACGGATTGCCCCCACCACCCGGACCACCGCCGCCCTGAGTGGGGCCTCCCGGCCCACCGCTGGGAGGGCCACCCGGAGCGGCTGACCCCTGCGGGCCAAACACCGCCTGCTCCAGAGCGCTTACGCGCTGTTCCAGATCGTCCAGCTGTTGTGATTCGGCAGCTTCATCGTCATCGCCGGTGCCGTTACCAGGCGCGGGCGATGGTGGCATCGGAGGCATCGCATTCAATGAAGGTCGGGTTGGGGGCATAGGTTTTCTCCAGCGCAGTGCGCAAAATTTCTTTCTCGCTTCGTTTCGAAAAAATGATGTGGCCGCGAATCTCGAGGCCTCGGCGCAGCGGCTGATTGCGTACCAGCTCGACGCATTTGTCGCGCAGCAGCTCGTAGGGCACGCAGGCCACCGCCGAGCGCATCTCCTTGTCGATCTCGGTCGAGTCGTCGCACTCCGCTACCACCGCCTTCGAATTGGTCAGCAGGTAGGAGACACGCACCACCTCGAAGATCTGCGTCGGGTAGTAATGCATGTTGAGCACCAGTTTCGAGCGGGCGATCATGCGGTCGCGCTCCGCTCCGTAGGTGCCGAACAGGGTCATCACCTTCAGCCCGGCGCGATGCAGCCGCTCGACCAGCGTGCGGCGGCGGCGATTGATCGATCCGTAGAACAGCACATCGATGTCCTGCTCGGGCGCAGAGTCGATGCGGTTCAGCTCCTTCACATAGCCCAGCGGAACTTCGATGGGCGCGATGCGGATCGGCCACTGCTTCATATTACGGGCGCTGTAATCCCACACCGGATAGTGGCGGGCGAGATGCATCAGAGACTCGAGATGGGGCGCTCCCAGCTGCTCGAAGTTGTAGAGGATGGTGCCCTGCGGCAGCTGGCTGCGCGAGGAAAGCAGATGGGGGCAGAGCACGATGTGGATCGCGCCGGGCGCGAAGCTGGAGGCGATCTCCGCCTGGTGAGAGAGGCTGCGCAGCCCGTACATCAGGGTCTCGGCCACTTCGCGCAGAGCTTCGGAGTGCACGTAGCCGGGCGGCGAAATCAGCAGCACGCGAAAATTCGACATCACTCTCCGAAAAACGCCGAAGACTTTTTCTTTTTTCCGATGCCGGGAAATTTCCGGCTCACTGCCGCCCGCACTCGGGCCTCGGTCGATGGGCCCTTAGCCGCTGCCCGCGACAGCGCGTTGCGGGCGTGCGAAGGATCGGGAATGGGGAACTTGCGCGACTGGGGAAACACGAACGTGCTCGCGGGCAGCGCGTTACGCCGGGCTGACGAAAGTTTTGCCATGAATCACCGCCTCACCGCCGGGTCTGCAAATGAAACCAGCCCACCTCGTCCGAACTCACACACACAATCTGCTTGGCCACCGGACGCACCGCGTTGAAGCACTGCTCGGCTTCGGGCAGGAACGCCGATTCGTCCTGCATGTAGAGGTGAGGGTGATAGAGGCGCACCTGATTCTCGCCCTGGGGCACGGCGAGAACATGGCTGCCGTTCCTGCGCTTCAGCTCGACCGCGTTGTCGACGGTGAGCTTGTTCTTGTCCTGCATCCACTCCGGCTGACGGCGATAGAGAATGCGGCAGTACTCGATCAGTTGCACTGCCTTGTCTTCCTTCTCGGTCTGGATGATGCAGAGAATCTGGGGCAGCCACTGGGTGAGCCACGCGATGTAACCGCACACCAGCCACGACGTCATCATCTCCCGCGATTTGGAGATGAACAGGGTGGGCTCGGAAAGCAGCAGCGCCATCAGCGGCAGGAAATATTCCAGTGCCGGGAAGGGCGCGACGGGCGCTGAGTTCTTCTTCAGCCAGTGCGAATCCTCGGTGGCGGTGTGCTGGGTCAGCCAGCACATGGGCCCGCGCTCGAAGCTCGAAACATGTTCTCCGCATAGATTCCAGATCTGGCGGCGCTGCTGTTCCTGCTTGACCAGCACCCCCACCATCAGGTCGCTGGTCAGAGAACTCATTGGGTGGTGACTTTTTCTTCCGGCCAGTGCCCGTGGCGGATGTAGAACTCGAGATCCGCGTCACTGCGAGCGGCCACCGCTTCGGTGATGTCGTTGACATCGATCTGCTGGCGGGGCTTGCCTTCGGTGTAGTTGATGATCTCGGTGATGGCCGCGATCACGGTCTTGTCTTCCTCGGGCTTGGGATGCAGCCCGCAGGCCACCAGCCGATCCGCCAACGCTTCGGCGAAGGTCTTGCGGTTCTCCCCCGAGCCCTGCATGCGGGAAAGTTTTTCTTTCAGCACATGGGTGATCAGGGTGCGCCACTTGACCGGTCGGCCAGCACTGCCCGAGACGCCCTTCTGAAATCCGATGGTGTTGCCCAGCTCGAACGGCGGATGCCCGCGAGTGGGCGGACGATGTGGATTAGCCATCAGCGAATTCCTCCTCCATGCGCCAGCTGCCAGCCCCAGATTCCGGAGGGTCCACGAGTGACCTTCCAGGAGCGGGCTTCAGCAAACACCAGGGCGCGTTTTCCTTTGCCTGCCCAGCTGGCCTCCATGCGGCGAACTTTGCCGTCGAAGTACAGCAGGGTCTGGATGTATTCGGTGGCCGTGCTTTTTGAAATGTGCGGATGGGCGGAGCACGAAGGCAGGATCCCGGTCTGAGCGAAGGTCTCCGCTTCGCTGGGATTCAAGATGCAAACTCGCGTGGAGCTGGGGCGGGCGGCCACTTTAGGGACAGACTTTCCCTGTCGGTCGAATTTAGCGTCTAGATTTCTGGCCTTGCCGCATGGCCAGCCGCGAGGTAGGAGGATCCGATGGGCGGCAGAGATTTTGAATCGGTACTAGGGTGCACCAGAGAGCAGCAAAAATGCAACCCTCATTTTTTGGGCTTCAATTCTTGCTCGCTTTCAGCTGATCGATCAGCGCCCGCGAGGCGATGTTTTCCTGCTCCAGCTGGAGCAGATGCGGCTGGGCTTCTTCCAGCGTTTTCCATTTCGTGCGGCCTGTCTCGTAGTGCCACTCGCGGCTGCCGCAGATGCCACACTCCGGCCTGATGGCTTTCATCGCCAGCATCTTCTCGACCGCGATCTGAAATACGGCGAGCGCCACATCGTCGGGCGTGTCTTCCGAGGGGTACGCCGTTCCCAAGATGGCGTGGCGCGAGGGACACAGGCACTGGATGATGTGAATCATGAGCTGCTCTTCTTGGGTGGGGGATAGGTCTTGCCGGTGCGCGGATCGGTCCAGTCCATGCCCTGTTCGTGGCAGCAATCGCGAGCCACGTCGTAGAGATCGCCGGGAGGAGGAGAGCCAATCGAGGTCAGAAAACAAACCAGGTGGTAGGCGATGTGAGGCACGCCATCGATGACCTTGTACTGGGTTCCGTTTTGGCGCGGATCGAAACCAGTAGCGCCGAGCATCGCCCCGGAAGGAATCAGCAGCCCGCGATCATCGGCCCGGATCGCGCAGCCGCAGCCATGGGCGCACTCCATTCCGACCGGCGTCCCGGCGTGTTCAATGCCCGAGCAGATCGGAGCGCCCCAATTTTTCCCGAACCATTTCATCGCTTGCTCCTGTTTTACGGCACGGCTGGTACATAAATGAACCACAAGACTTCGAAAGCCAGACAAAGGGCGATGAGCAGCACCCAGATGTAGAGGCCCGTATCGCGGAAGTTCTTTCCGTTCTTGTACCAGAACATCCAGACGTAGCTGGCGTTGAGCGCTATGGCCAGCAGTATGCCCCAGAGCAGCTTGTGCCTCATGGGTTGCCCTTCTTCCGCAGCGCCATCCGGATGCCCATCTGGATGCCACCCAGCAGCGCGGTGCGGGCCAGCTTGTGTTCCACGGTGGGCGAGTTACCCAGCGGAACATTCTTCACGCCGTGCAGGCATGAATCAATCGTGCGGATGAAAGCCGGAGAGCCGGTGGCGGCGAAGATGGTGCGCAGGGTGAGTTCGGGATCGACATCGACGCCGCAAACCTCCTCCAGCAATTCGGCTGTGACCCAGTCGTAGTCGGCGCTCACAGCGGCGGCCCCGAATCGAAAAAATCCTGCATGAGGGCGATGTGGGGCATGAACAGGGTGAACATCATCATCGTGTACGAGGTGAGCAGGGTGTGAAGCAGCGGCGTAGGCCGCATGCGCAGCGCCCGTAAAGCGGCTCCGTGGTCGATGTGCACATCACCGTTCTGGTCGACCGTGTAGCCCGGCGCAGAGAGAGGCTCCCGTTTCTTCATAGCATTGGGCTCCACCTAAGATTCGTTCGGTAGTTCAGTTGGCCGGAGGGACGAAGACCTCGCGATGAGCTACGAGCGTGTGCATGGTCAACCACTGCCAGCGGCGGTGGGGCGGCACCTGATCCGGGTCAGGCTTGGCCCCACACTCAGGACATACGACGTAGCAGCCCCACACGCTGTGCCCGCGCCGCTTGCCCATGTATCTCAAGGTGAAGAAGCTCTGAAATCCGCTGGGTAACGTCCGGGATAGCGTCTTCACGCCCTCGGCACGCATCTTCGATGAGAGAGTGGACGTGGGCGAAAACGAAGCCGGAGAGGGACTCGTTTGTCCACGCTGTTTTTCTTCGGCCCGCGCCGTTCGGTGATACAGGTTGCGGGGACGGGGAGAGATAGGCTGGATCGTTGTCGGTTTCATGGCTGGCTGGGTACTCATTCTGCTGTGCTCCTTTCAGGAGTAGTTGTTTTTGTTTTTGTCGGGCTTGGTGCTTGAAGCTGAACACGCCGTGGATGTCGTGGGCGGCACGCCGGTGCAGACCGAGATGCTGCAGATCGTTGTACTTCGCCTGGCACTCCGGGCAGCGATACTTGCCCCGCACCAGCTTGACGGCGGTGGTCGCAATGTGACCATTCACGTGAGTCGTGGCAGCGCGGTTCACGGCGTAGTTTTTGGCCGCGACCGAGGTGCCGCGCACCCCATGCTTAGAAGCGCGGTGCACCCCGAGGGTGTTGCGCTTGGGAAACTTTTCGCCGCACTCCGGACACTTGAACTGGCCGTTGCGCTGGACGATGTCGAGGGTGGGGATCTTGGCGGTGCGATCACTCGCAGGCTTGGGCGGCCTGCCCTTGGTGTGCTTCACCCAGTCATTGGGGATGTCGTGCTGCTTCTGACGATGCTCGCCCAGAGCAAATTTTCCGGGATAGCGCGAACCGCATTCCGGGCAGAGGTAAGCGCCGTGTTTGCCCGGCTGCTTTCTGATATCGGCGGTGAGAACCGGGGCAGCGCTCATCGCAACCCCGCTTCGGTTGCGTCCTCAGCCAATGCAATATGGCTAGACACGAACATGATTTGCTCCTCCTGCGTAGGGCAAACGACGGTTGACAACTGTTGCCCCCTAGTCTTAGTCGCGGGCCGCGAAGCTGTCAAGGTTTTTGCAAACAAATGTTCCCGCAGGGCAACATCCTGTTACGAATTCCGGACAACCTTTTCTCCCGGCTATAGAGACCACTGGGGCAGCAGTCATACTGCGCCGCCCGAGGCAATCTGCCTGTGCTCTGTTTTAACACAGAAACACGGCTGGCGAAGCAGGTAGAACTGACAGGCCGCGCTCACCGTGAGATGACAGTCTTTCTTCAGGTGCTGCCAGCGGTGGGGCAGCACGCACATTTCGCATTCGTGAAAATGCAGCGCCGGTTTATCGCGATAGCTGCGCTCCCGGTTGGAAGTTCCTCTCATGGTTTTTTCTCCTGTTCCAGCCAGCAGCCGCAGAAAACGCAGCTCAGCCGGTACTGGCCGTCGTAGCGGCCTAGGGCGGGCACATGCGGCTTGTGATAGTTCGCCGTGGACGCCGCCGCGCACAGCGGCTGGGCAGCGGGCACCGGCACGCTGGCGGTGCGCTCCACTCGCGTGGGCCCGGGCTCGTACCACAGAAAACCCTTCTGCCAGATGTCTCGCGCCACCGCCCAAGTGCGCAGCAGGCTGATGTAGGCGGCATTCCGCCAGAACTTGCGCACCGGAATGGTGTAGAGCGCTTCGACGGTCGAGAAGTGAATCGCGCCGGTACACAGCTCGGGATGAGAGACGAGATACCAGGCCACGCGGGAATCGAGCTGCATGCTGGGGGCAAGGTCGGGGCAGAAGCGATAGAACACCTTCTCCTCGGGCAGCTCGACGACTCGCCCGGCAATGCTCTTGCCCGGACCATTGCGCACCGCCAGCGCGTAGCAGGACTCCACGGAAAGCATCGTCGCTCCTTTCGCTTCTCATTGGGTTTCAGTTCGCGCCGTGATCGATTGCCCGGCGCAGCCATTCGTCATACTCGCGGTCGCGCTGGGCGGAATCCACCTCCGCCTCCCGCTTGACGTACTGGGGCACGTACTGCACGCAGGGGCAGTAGCTGACCCCGCACACCGAAGGCGGCCCGGCCACGTGCAGGTGAGCCTGATGCCCGCAGCAGCAGTCGACGTCCTCGCGCAGGGAATGCAGACAGCGCACCCGGATCCAGAGCAGCCGACTCAGTGTCACCCCGGACACAAAGCCCGCGAATAGTCCGAGCAGCAGCCACGCAATTCTTAATTCCATCATTGCAGCACCTCATCGGCCCGCACCGACTGATCGGCGCGAGCGGCCACCAGGCCCAGCTCGACGCCGCAGCGGATGGCGGTGCAGATCACTTCCATCAAGGGCACATTCTCGATCATGGCGTCGGTAGCCGCCCGCATGGTGGCATCGACGTAGCGGTGAAAGGCAGGAGTCTGATGCAGCGCAGTGGCCAGATCATCCGCCCACTGCTGCGCTCGCTCGCGCTCGGTGCGCGATTTGCCGTTCGTCCGCAATTCATGCAGAGCGTGCTCGAAGGTTTGCGAGAGACGAAAAATTTCTTCCTGCTTCATGCTTCACTCCTTGGGCGGATCACAGGGCACGACGGTGAGCCCGCGCTTCTGGAACATGTCGACGTGCCGCTGGCACAGCTTGGCCGCGACCGAGGTCAGCGAGCCCGCCATGCGATACCAGGCAGCGGGATGGCCGCACAGCAAAGGCAACCCCGCCGCTAAACGAAACGACAGGCACTCTTTGTCGATCATGTGATCGGCGACCTCGGTCTCGCACTTGAGCGCCGTCTTCCGCTGCTGGCTGGGCACCGCGCTCATGGTTGTTTCTCCAAATCGGTTTCCGATTTCGCCTCCAGCTTGATCTGCAGCTGCTCGGCGATGATGCCGACCTGCGACATCTCCTCGTAGGCATCGAGTAGATGCTTGCGGATCGAGGGGACCAGCCGACGCAGCCCAGCCAGCTGGACCGCCAGCTCCTGATCGGGATTCTGATCGGTAGCGGGCCCGGCCAGCTCCGCCGTCCCAATGGTGGAGCTGGCAGCAGCAGGCTCGCTCTCCTCCACGGCTTGCTCGACGGGCGGCGGCGTTTCCACCAGCATCCGCTCGTAGTCGAAGCGCGAAGGAAGCTTGTTCTGTTCCGGGCGGAGAACAGGCACCTTGTCCGCTTCCTCTGCCACCGCAGGCTGCGGATCGAGGCGCAGCTGCGCCTGGTTGTTCTGCTCGGCGATTTCTTCGGAAGCTCCGGCGGGCTCTGTCGCCTGCTTGCGGAATTCATCCCACGCCGGTTCGCCCTGCTCGGTGCCGCTCTTAGTCGTAGCGCAGGTCAGACACACCTTGCCGTCTGGCGTCCCTAGCAGCATGGAGCCGCAGCCCGGGCACATGTCCGAGGCCATGATGCGCTGTACGTCGCTATGCACAAATGCTTCTCTCATTTTTTGTTCTCCTGTCGAAACGGATTCACACTTTCCGGTGTCACCGGCTCGGCTTTCTCCACCGGCTTTTTCTGCTGCAGTTGAGCCGCCTGCTGCTTCAGCAGCTGTCTTCGCGCTTCCGCCTCGCGTCCCTGCTTCTCGACGCCGAAGATGCGGTAGAACTCGCTGCGCATCCACGCGTAATCCTCTTCGGTCGCGAGCTTGCCGCCCGCTGCGGCTGCTTCCTGCTCGCGCTTCCACTGGACATAGTCATCCTCGCGTTGGGCCGCTGCCAGGCGCTTCATGGCGTCGATCTCGTCGAGCACCTGCCCCACCGAAGGAAAGATCGTCCAGCGCCCGGAGAGCAGCGCGGCGCAGATGGTCTCGTCAGGAATTCCCGCCAGTCTTGCCTTCCAGAGCCGGTACACGTCCGGGGGTAAGTCGTGGCGCATGTCCTGCGCCATGGTTGTCATCAAGCCACTCCAGTGCGTCGGGCTCGGCTCCGGGGAAGGCGATTCCACGAGACTGATTGTTTTGTCGGCGGCGGGCGTGCTGAACAGTGGGCTGAAGTCGTCGGGGTTGATTGGTTTCATAGGCATCGTTTTTTCCTCCTATGAACTGCGCCTCCTTGCGCAGCCAGTTCCGGAAGGCAGCATTCCAGTCCCGTTTGACCGCCCCGGCGGAGGCCGAGGCGGTCCAGTAATCGACGAAATGTTCGACGTGTAAATCGGGTGCGGGCAGGCCCTCTTTCCGGGCCCACTGCCGCATGCTTTCGGTCACCTGAAAATCGTCCGGAATGCGTGTACCAGCTTGGCGGAGACTCCGAATTTTCCCTGCTGCAGCAGGCGCAAGAGCTGCAGCAGGAGGAGTCCCTGCTGCAGCAGGGAGAGCTGCAGCAGGGAGCGCTCCTGCTGCAGCAGGGCGCTCGCTTCGAAGCGGCAGTTGGTGGTATTTCTCCCAGCGGGCCCGACCACCCTGCGCCCGGCCCTCGCGCTGGCGAGCCTCGCCCACCAAGGCGGCATCGAGGGCCGGGTGGCGATGACGATGCTCGGGATCCTCGGGATCGCGCAGGAAGAACTCGCCTAGGGCGAACATCAAGGCCTCGCGCTCCTCCCGCGACTGCCCGAGCGCCGCGATGCGCTCAGGATCGAGCGAGCCCCGCTCGGCGTACTCGATGACGAGCGCGGCATAGGCCCCCAGGGCCACCAGCGACAGATCGCGGCTCTGGGCGATCAGACTGTCCAGCAACGGGTTACGGGCGAGCTTCACTTCGTCCCTCCCCCCGCTGCGGTCGCCAGCAGCACCGGCTTCAGCCCGATGCCCACCGTCTTGCCCAGCACGTGACGGCGATTGTCGTTGAGGGTGTAGTAGCCGGTGTAGCGCGGCGAGGTGGGCACGGTGTACGTCGAAGTTGTACATACCCCCTTGGAACAGGTCTGGCTGGTATCCCAGACCGCCAGCAGCAGCGTGCCATCCGGCTTAGTCAAGCCACAGCTCCAGATGGGCGAGGAGTCGTGGTGCTGCAGCACCACCGGGGCACACAGCTGGGTCATGCGATTGCCCACCATCCAGCCGTAGGTTGTCGCGTACGCCTTGCCCGCCTTAGTGAGCGCTCCGTTGGCGTACAGCGTCCCCCACTGCAGGTTGTCGTAGGCGTACCAGTACAGGCGCTCGAAACCACTCGACCAGCCCACCAGGTAGTAGCGCGGCACAAAACCCTGCTGCATATCGACATCGGGCAAGTTCGTCGATCCGATCCCCCAGCTGCCCTCGGTCGACCAGACCCGCTTGCCCTTATGCAGCGCAGGGGTTTGATTCTCAAGGTTTTGCCAGCGCTTCTGAATCGTCTCCGGCTGCGCACAGCAGCTGCCGTTCTGCACGTAGCCGTGCACCGCCAGGGTGGTGATCGAAGCGCTGGGCACGATGTTCAGCCAGTCGTGAAAGTTGTTTATTTCCGGCGCGGTCATAACCGAGTTCGGAGTCAGGATCTCTACCCCGGGCACGAGGCCCACCGCAGGCACGTTCATGGCCCCGGTTGAGCACAGCTGCTCCCCCCGCCCCGCCAAGATGCAGATCGCATCCTGTAGCAACGTCAGCATTTGCGCGTTCGTCCCATGCCACGCCGTCGGCCTGCGAGTGAATTCATTCCACAGCTCGAAGGCCGTGGGCCGGGCATAGCCCGCAGGCAAGTTCCGGATGTGATCCCCCATGGCGTACAAGTAATTGCGCCAGTAGGTGTTCGATCCCACTCCCGCCATGTCGAGCAGGAGCGGCGGAGCACAGCTGCCCGCCGCCGTCGAGGAGTAATCGCAGGCCTTGTCTCCCGGCACCTGCGAAGCCCATGGCGGGGTTGCACTTAGCGTCACCAGCACCTCCACGTGATGCTGCGCTGCCTGCTGCAGCAGCTTGTCCAAGGCCGCGAAGTTGTACTGCCCCTGGCGGAATTCGATCTGCTGCCACCGCGCCCCACAGTCCCAGCAACGCAGTGCCCCGAAGGGCACCGCCGGAAACGCCACCCGGTAGTGCAGCCCGAACAACGTCGCCGGGATGGGAGTGTCTGGGGTTTGCGCCAGAGCCAGCCGCCGCAGTCCGAGCAGCGCCAACAGCAGCAGGATCAACCACCAGAACACCGGCCTTGAGAGTTTTGCTTTCACTTTTTGCCCCCATGTACCCGCCTCTTCACGGGTCCCATATGCGCCTCGACAAAAGCTTGCAGCTTCCCTATTGCCAAGCCGAGCTTCTCGAATTCACGTGCCTTGCGCTCACATAACTGCCTTAGTTCCCTCAACTTGGCCAAGGTCTCGCGCTCGTGTTTCATCACCGGAACAGCAGGCAGCTTGTGGGGAGCGCGAGGGACAGAGGGACGGTGATTTTTAAAGCCCGCCCGCCCGTTTCTCCGGGGTGCCCCCGGGGGTGGGGTGGCTATGGCCCTCCCTGCACGAGATCGAGAGGGGGTGGGGGGTGCATCAGCGCTGCCATCAGGGGCAGGTGCAGGTGCGGGGGTGTTGGCATCGGCACTGGCATCGAGGTCAGCCTCGGGGTCAGGGTCGAAGGGGGGCTCATGCTCGTCGGGCTGTTCGAGTATGAACTCATCGAGTTCTGGGTCGTTGTGTGTTGATTGTGTGTGCGGTGCATCAGTCATGGCTGCTCTCCTGTTGAGTTGATTGGGTTTAGCTCTTGTGTCGGCGGATCACCATGAACCCTGAACCAGTCAATCCAGTCCTGCGGCGGTTCGTCGTGGGCCGCTAGTGCAACTCGGGTGTAGACGACGTTGTGGGCCTCCTGCCAGGTGCAATGTCTCTGGGCTCGGAGCTTGACCATGGCGTCCGCGATCAGCGCCAGAAGCGCTGGGGATCGAGCCTGGCCGGTCTTGCGCAGGACGTGCTCGGTGAAGGCGATCAGGGTCTCGCGTGCGAGGGGCGCTTGCTCTTGATTGAGCGCGACGGTCTTTCCTCCCTGCTGCAGCTCATCGGCTCCCTGCTGCAGCAGGGCGGGTTCTGGGGTTGTTTCCTGCGAATTCTCTACAAAGGGAGTGTTTTCTTTGGTTTGCGCGGCACTTTCGCCGGGCTTTGGCGAAAGTGCAACTGCCTCCTGCTGCAGCTCGGTAGGCGGCCAAAACCCCTCAAAACGCCCATTTTCCGCACTTTTCCCTGCTGCAGCAGGAGCGTCAAAACTGCCACGCTCTTGACTTTGACTTTGTATTTGATCTTCTAAACTAACCTTAACTAAACTAACCTGTGATGGAGTCCTCCGGAGTTTTCCGGAGCGCTCCTGGAGTCCTCTGGAGTCCTCCGGAGCCTCTTGAAACCCGATTTTGACCCCTTCTGGGGGTAATGGCAGCCTGCTTGGAGTGGGATGTGAGACGCTCTGGTAGGCGAGAAAATTGTGCACATAGAGCCAGCGTTTGGGGCCATGGGTTCGCCGCTTTTTGCTCTCGCTTTCCTTGAGCGGCGCTAGGTAGGTGGTGACCATGCCCAGCCGGATGAGGTGCTCGAGGCCGCGCAGGCAGGCCTCCTTGGTGGCCTCCTCATCGCTCGGAAACAGCGACCACTTGATCTCGTGCACGTCGAACTCGAGAACGCCGATGTCATCGGCCATCATCCACAGGCCGATAAACAGGAGACGCTCGAAGTGGGTGAGCTGGCCGAC